TGCGTGTGACACATTACCGAGATCCTCATTTCTTTTTTCAAACAAAGGGTTGAGTCTTAGACAAATCCAATGGTGAATTATTCTATCTCTGAAATTTGCAGCGAAAACTTCCCTAAGTTTTGGGAAAGTAACCATAAAGCAAGTAGAAGTTGCAGGCTCGTAGGAGAAGTTGTATACTTCCCATGCGAGTCTACAGACGTCTACAGAAGCAGATGGTATATATTCGAGAGCTTGCGGAGAACTACGTTTACCTATAAGACAGTCCTCATAAGCCTCAAACATACTATCCTGAAAAATGCGGAAATCTATAGACGCTGTGCAAGGACGTACATAGCCACTGGTGAACTTGCAGTAGATGTACAAGTAGCCACTACCAAAGCTCAATAGCCAACTGCCATGCTGACTATACTCGCTTAAAAAAGGCTTTGCATCATCGTAACTCACATGGCTTTTTCCCATATCAGTAAGCCTCCCATTTATAGAAATCCCACGCACTCTCATCTTTCACCCTCCTTTAGCTGGGCAGTATGACCCTGACGTGATACGGAATCTCTCCAACCTACAGCCTGCGCAAGAATGCGAAGCGTGAGCTTCTTCATATCCTTTACTTCATTCTTAGAAAAGCCACATGGAGCTTTACTTTTTCCTTTTTCAACGACATCTTCGACTTTTTCCTTCTTAGACGCGACGCCAATGATCTGAAATGAAGCAAGCATATTATTCAGAACATGAATGTTTGCTATAGCAACACCTAAATAATATGACCTTTCTTCTCCACGGAACTCATTTGCCATTGCGATAGCAGTATTAATTTCGTCCGCATGGTGAATTGCTGTGTCTAATGTTCTTACCATCTTGCCCGGCACGTGATACATTCGCTTCATCAAAAGAAACAACAAATTTGATGAGTCGCGAAAAATCGGCAGTTGCGCTGTCGTTCTTACCACTTTCTTCTTATTGTTGGAAGCACCTTTCAGAATATCATCCGTTATCTGATTCATATAATTTTGCTATTTTATCCAGTTATTTCCTGTTGACTGGAGCTATTAATTTTACTTTACCTTCTAAACGGTCGCCCCGAGACGGCGACCTTAAAAAAGGTTAAAGAATAAAGTTAAATGCTGTGCAAGGACGCACATAGTAACTGTAGCACTTGCCGTAGCCGTTGCCCAAGTTGCCACTACCAAAGCTCAATATCCAACTGTAATGCTGACTATACTCGCTTGTACTCCAATACCAATCATTAATAAATGTGAATATTATACTATTTGCTTTCGCATTAGCATTTGCCATAATAGGGGTCACAGCTTCGCTTGCCGGACTGTAGTTTGCTTGTGCTTTAGCTACACCTTGTCGATAGAAGTTATAAAGTCTACAAAGCTCACCTTCAGCAGGGCAATACCAGCGTTTAGCCTTATATTGCTCATCAAGAGTACCTTCAACTGTTGGCTCGTACAAATAACAACCATACACAGCAGGGTAATAATACTCATCATAACGCCATGAATTTGTTACTGATGAGTTCTCTTCAATTATCTTTTGCATAACGTCAACTAATTCCTGCAAACTTGTTGGAATCTTTTTCTCTAAATAATAGCTGATGATTTTATCAGCATGTGCAACTACAGACTTTGTTTTTTCCTTTCCATTATAGTCTGTCTCGCAGAATCCATTGTCTAATTTTTTATAACCACTTTCTTGCAGTGGATCAAGATAAGTTTCATCGTTTATATAATTATATCGACTACCATCTGCTTTCTTTAGATTATAATCTACATTTAATATAGCCGGAATATCGAAAATCTCAGTGTCAGAATTAAACCCAACAGCTTCTCTGATAGCAACACGCTCGTCCCAATGACCATTACTACTATCTGGGTACATTCCAAATCTTATTTTTGTCATCGGGGTTGTTCTGTTTCCGGAAGGGGCTAAAGTGAGGTTTTCTTTTGCATAGATGCGCACATCGTATCCTTTTATCTTTGCCTTTACCTCTTCATCGTAGATAGTATTCCTCATAAACACCTGACCTACAATTTCTCTTGTAGCATCATAATCATCATCAAAAGTGCCATCAGAGTAAGCGAAATCTCCCACCTCTGGAATGTGACGATAAAAACCGACAGACTTTGTTGTCTCGAGTTTTCCTCCATTTATAGGAGTTGCCTCCACTTTTAAGATATGCTTCTGTTTTAGTGTTGCTTCACTTTGGCCTTTTACATGTACGATTCCAATATTATCGTCTACAAGCTGCGCATAAGGGTTGGCAGTGTCTGCAAGACTCCACCTTAAAGCAAGCTTACCGTCTCGTATTGCTATGTTATTCCCATTCTGTGGAGCTGGTATCACGCTAAATTCATAATCCTTATCAACTTCAGTCATATAATTTTGACCACTAATGGATATTCTTACGATATCTTTTAAATCATATTTGACGTATAGGGCGTTGCTCTTGTCGTCAATGTTGCCGTACAGAGCCACCAGGGTAAGTTTTTCGGACAGAGTTAGATACCTATCAAATGTGGCAGCTACGAGGATTATGATACCTTTCAAAGCAGCTCTCATGGAAGCAAGATAACTTATCATATCAACAGTACATCTTCTTCCGTCAGAGTCCCATCTAATGTTATCAATATCAATTGTACGCAAACCTGAAGGCTTAGCAGCATAGATACCTGTAGTGTGGCTGAATGTATCAATCAGTTTGTTATTTTTTACAATGAACTTCTTAAGATTAGCATATCCCTCCAACGTCAGCGTTTTTAGAGATTGCTGATTGGTTATTTCAACTCCACTAACAGTAGCAGGAAGCATTACGCTTGATATTATATTCGTTTCAGGTATGCTAATATCGGTAAAACTTGTCTGCCTAAGGTCTACAGTTTGTAATCGTTTTAACCCCGATAAATCTATAGAACCAGATGTAGACACAAGCCCCTTCAATGTCAATCTTTGGATATTCGGTGCAGATATAACAATACCTCCAGGGCGGAATGCGGGAACACTTTTCTTTGTGTCTGAATCAACATACATCACAGAAGGTTCTGCTATAAACTCGGTGAACCGATTTCCTTTTATAGTGAGCGTATTCGCAGGTGTCGTTGATAAATTACCCAAATTGCCCAGTGAACGATAATAATTGATACCCAAAACTGCCATACCAGTATCATTTGAAGTTGTGTCTCCAAGGTTAAGTGCGAAAGATTGGCCAGGAGCCACTCTAACATGAGGATCAATACTCGTTTGCCCCATCATTCCTACAGGATAGATATACTGATGAGGTATTACATTGAATGTGTAATTATTATTCGACGTGGCACTATCTGGTAAGTGATAAGCTTGCATAGAGAATGAGTCAGTTGCTTCAGCAATACCAATATTACCTGTTTTACCATCAAAGAAAGGTCCCCATGCCGCATAACTTGCCATAAGTACCAGTCTACGCTTCATAAATTGGAGTTCGCACTGCAATAGGGAACCATTACTCTGCGTGATAGGCTTAACGCCTCGAGCTCCAGACCCACTTGAGACAAAGCCGAGCATTTCTGGATATTCATATCGAATTCGTGCAGCCTCATTAAAGGCAACCTCTGGAAAATAATGATGCACGTAATAAATATACTTATATAGGCACCCCCATACAGAAACCTTTGACCCAGCTGTCCATCCATCAATATAATCACTCTCCTTTACAAGTCCCTCCATTACAGATAAAATCCGTTTAAGCATTGCTTGTAACTCTTTTGTATCTTCCCACATCGCTTCACAAAGATTGAATAAAACATTATTCATACCTTCGTACTTTGCAGTAGCAGAATCTCCATCGTTATATGGGTGCATTCGGTCAATGTAATACTTCTTAGTGGCACGTCCATTATTATCTATAGGTAGCAATGTGTCAACATCATCAGTATGCATCTCAAAAAGATTACATGAACGAGTTTCTCCATCTATTGTTACTTGCACTGCCTTAGGGTCGAGAACAAAGTAAGTATTTTTAGAACAGTTGTCAGTACCAGCAAGCAAATGTATTATGTGTGCATAATATAACTTTACGGAATCTACTTTGAAGTAAAACCCCATATACTTACTACAGTGTGCTACAATTGCTGCCCGAAACTCTTCATTCAACTTAGAAAACTGGCTTTGGTTAGAAGAATTCTCAAATGTTTGCTTTGTTAGCTTATCCTTTCGTAAGTCAACAATTATCCATGCTTTTGTAGCACTACTCCACAAACCAGCATCGACCCATTTATTATTTACGTGGTCGTAGCGTTTTAATTTATATGCGTCTTCTCCATCTGTACACCAATATTTTTTGAACACGTCTTTTGCTTGTTCAGACTTCTGAAACGATTCAAATGTACCTTTATAGAAGGCTATCATTGGAGCATGTAGGTACAAGAAATTCCATGTATCTTGTATAGCCTTAATGATGTTTTCTTTTGGCGTACCTTCTGCGTCGTCCTGCGTTGCCCCGGCATCAAAATCAAGACATTGCTTACCATTATAGAAGAAGCCTTCATAACTTCCTCCTCTATATGTTATACATTCTGAACAATCAGGCTCATTCCATGTGAATGGAACACGCATGTCGGTGAGGTCATAGTTATTGTCACTTCCCTCTATCATACAGAAATTAGGATGTAACTTCTTAACATAACCCCAAGTCGGTTTATCCATTTTTCCAGCTCCAAATGTGCAAGGACCGTTATAAACAGGGCTTGCTTGCCCTTCTTCTTGGTAGAAGAAAAAGAATGGTTCCGTATATTTTGACACACGGGCTGTTGAGCTGGCTTCTTGCAGGCTGTTTTTCCCTACAATCTCCTTATGTAAATCGTTATATAGGTTATTTGCTCCAGTAAGATGGCTTTGCATTGAAGAAGCATAATTGATTTTATTTACCAATTTAGATGCCAAAGGCGTTCCTTCAGAAACCTGATAACCCATACCACGATATTTACCGTTACCATCAATCCAACCATCAGGAACAGTAACCGTACCATCATCATTATAAGGATATTCTTTTGCTTCATTCTTAACCGGATCATATTTGCCAAGATTTCCCCCATAAATACCAACAACTTTCATAGAAGCCGTTCCTCCTTCTGCAGTAGGAATATTCACGCTACGCGGTTCAGATACAACGATAGAGCTGTGGAAGTCTTCGACTCTCACATTAATTGTTGCTTTTACATCCCCACATTTTGTTTGTAGGTTCGACCAGAAATAAGTATTCGCTGTTGAACCCTGCCTTGATGATTTCAACGACTTGGTTTCTTTACATATAGTGCCAGAATATTCGGGCAAATAATTTCCTTTCTTATCGAACTGTACTATTTCCCACCATCCGTTTTGCTTGGAAGTAGATTCGTGGTATGGGAGTTTACCATGCCATACAAGGCATCTTTTACCAAGTTTTTTTACTTTTTCTATATCTACTTTGCCTGAGGTAAGAATATCGTTAGCTTTTCTTCGATTAACCTTCTCTATTGTTGTAGGTAATGTAGAGATATAGTTATTTAATACCTCCGTTGCGTCTAAGGCTGTATTTTGGTAACAGCGTATTGAATAAACATCGAGGTCTGCTCCATTTTGCCCCAATGTAAATCCACCATTACCCATTGTTGATGTTCCGAACTCTTCTGTATCTGTAATACTGAATTTCAGTTCTCGTTCACAGTCTCCATTAACAAAAATACGAACTAATGCGATTTTTGTCGCAGAGACGGCAAGTCCCGTCGAGGCTTCAGGAACCACAACGTCACCCTTGTTCGGTGCAACTGCGTTATGAATATTGATAACCAAATGCGTTCTAACACCTTCGCTCCAGCTAAAGTCAGTTTCTGAATCAACAGTATTACTCTTAGTGAATACATTTCCAGACATTGGCTTTAGTCTCAACCCCCTAAACAATGAACCGAGAGTTTCGCAAACAGAAATAATAGGATCGTCCTCATTTGTTATATTCCTTACAGCAAAGTCTAATTCAAGAGTCATTGCGGAATCTGCAGTAGTTAGAAATTGAGCAAATGGGTTATACTTAAAGTTTAACTTTGCTCCGGCAGGAATTCGAAGTATTTTCTGCTTGTCAAAATCTGATGTAACCCAACCGTCATTGACAAAACCGAAACCACGCCAGGTACTTTCTATGACAGCATTATTCGCACGTGAGTTAAGTATCTGTGCAGGATTGCTCTCAGAGTTATTACGAACTTTCGGGTTCAGTAAGAAATCTGCTCCGCTTTTTGGAGCATAACTCTCTGAGTTATCTACCGTAATAACAATATTATTCGTGTTCTGGCTCTCTTGTAAGAAGTTTATCTCACTTCCACCAGTTTCTTTGCGGTATATGCGGAGATAAGCCGAAACCGTCTTATTCTCGCCAGCTTCTATCTCTATTATTGTATTTAAGGTATTCACCTCTCCTGGAGTTACACTGTTTTCTATCTTAAAATATTCCACAGGGTTATCTGCTGGGAAATTCTCTGAATAGTCCGTTAAATAGAATATTACTGGCACTTTTGCTCCAGTATTGCTGATTGTACCATCAGAAGATACAGATGGTGAAAAAACGGAATATTGACAAATATCAGCCTGTGCATAGTTATCTGCCTTACTAATAACATTTTGGAGCATTAAATATGGCTTGTTAGCATTAACTCCTGCATCTTCCTTATTTATCATCATAAAGCGATTCACAAGCACCTCACTACTTATTGTTCCACCGAGTCCGTCTTCGCACGTCAACCATGCCTTGACTGTCCTGACACCATGCTTGAATAGCTTATAGGAATCTGTCGCATCTACAATGCTCTTAGCTATATTCGTGGAATCATCAGAAGCTGACAAAGGATAAGTAATCTCTGGCATAACAGTGTTGTTACCACCAGTTATTGAAATATGAAGTACTTTAGTTACAGCTCCAAATACCATATACGAGATAGGGAAACCTCTATCCTTATAGACAGAAGCTAATAATGGCGTCTGCCAGTTAAGCTGACAGGAAAGCGATAAGTTAGCTTTAGTCACACTATTGCCAACTGCAACGTATGTGGAAGTTGCCGTTTTGATAGAGCCATCTTCATTTGTGTAGTTGAATTGCGCACGTATGCGAATTCTTTGCGAACCATTAATAAGGCAATTACTAACATCAACTGCGGTATATGTGTTAATATCAGTATAATCTGTGGACGGGACAGAGGCATTTCTCGTATCCACTGTTTGCCATGTTATACCATTATCAGTACTGCGTTGTATGACAAGCAATGCTGCGGTACCCATGTTTAATCTGTCACCATTTGAAGTACGAACAGCATGGAAACGAAGTGGTATCTCCAATTTCTCTCCTGAAACAACTATATCCTTTGTCCCTTGCAATGAAGTGAATAGGTAAGCACCATAGCTATCTCCTTGCACTGTAGAAATCGGAAGAGCCTCGTCAAAAATAAGAAGGCTTGATTCGTTATCTGGGTCAGCAATGTACTTTGCATAATCTTCCTTCTTTGCAAACCCCCACAAATGGTAATAGTTTGAAGCATCAGGAGAAGTACTCCAACATTGATACCCGACCTTAGCTTTTAAACTATCATCATGTGATTTCAGTTTTTTCTGAAGTGATACTTCTATATCAAATCCGTCGTGTTCATCAAAATTACCTTTGACAATATCGAACTCAACGGCGTCTGCTTTAGTTTTCTTTGCCATATTTGTTTATTTATTTGTTCCTTTCCACTTATCTTTTCCTATCCAAGGACGGGAGCCTATCCAATGTCCACTTCCGAAACAGCTTCGAATGGCCTGCCATACGAGTCTTGTACCACGACGTATCTCTGCAATAGCTTTGTCGTTGAATGCAAAACTTACAATTTCCCTACCTTTGTGCAAAATCATTATTCGTCCTCCCAAATAGAATAATAGCAATCACTCTGTATAAGACCTTTTTCTCTCAATTTATCATACTCTTCTTGCGTGAAAGGACCAAGAATAACACCAAGGTCAGTGAACTTCGCCACTGTTTCCCAAGACTGACCTTTATCTTTAGAATATTCTATTCCATCGGTTCCACGTCTCAAAATGGGCGTTACACCCTCTACCTTAGATTGGGTCTTTGAACCTCCAATCATCAAAAAACCATCATCGCTAACCGATATTTCAAAGCCTTTATTGAGATATGCTCTGAAAAGCTCTGCGGTAATCTTGGTTGTTGTGTTTCCTTCAGCAGAATGAAGAAGTATTTGGTCGGAATTCGTAATAGCTCCAACTACTTGAAACAAATTCAACAATTGTCTTGGCGTTATATCTCCCATACTTATTGTCCTCTTTTAAATATTTCTTTCAATGCGTCGATATAAGCAGGTGTTAGAACCAACTCTGCGCACCGAGAAATAAGCATACATTCATCTTCTGTGTACTCTTCTTCCTCTTTGGAATTATATATCTTATATGCGAGCGCATGTGCAGGCAAACCTGGGATATTCGTGTAGATTGCATTAGCAAATTCATTCTTGATATCTCGTACTACACATGTATTCCTACTAAGATCAGCAAAGACTTCTATTTTTGTAAAATCTATTTTCATATTCTAAAAACTTGATAATAATTCGCAATAATATCCAGATGAAGGGTTATAACAAAGGGCGAACCTTCCCACAACGCCTCCTTGCATATATACCTTAGACTTACTGTTCTCATCATTTCGCCTTTGATACTCCCATTTTTCTTTATTAAAAGTTATTGAAGTTGCAATAACACCTACACCCATTATCTTTCCACCTTCTTCTTCTGATACTGGAGTTCTTGCTTTGCATTGTGATGCTAATACTATTGTATTAGAATTCTTATCCACAACAACTGTTATCGGCACACAAAACGCCTGATTCGTATTCGTTATTCCAAGCTGCTTCCGAACATCAGATAATTTGGGGTAAAAGAACATTATCTTATCAGAAGATTTATTATTGATATAAAATGTTGTTCCAAAACTTAAATCAAATACATTCGTATCTCCCTCTCTATTATATTCCATGTAACGTCCATACTCTATAATACCTCCTGTTACGCGCAAACCACCTTGTATATGGAGTGCTATGTCCCTATTAACAACATTATCAGAAATAATTTGTACAGCAGGTCTATAAGTATCTGAAAAGGCATTCATTTTACGATAGATATACATTGCCGAAGCACAGTACGCATCGCTCTCATCTTTTGACGTAGGGTCAGAACCTCTTCCAAGACCAATCATCATATGGGCAATATCTCCAGCACTAAAATACCCTACCTGCTGTTCGAGTAGCAGGGAAGAGCTGTTAAGATATGCGAAATTAGTCTTTTCCGAACTCCACCACTTCGAATAGTCTCCAACATAGATGCCGTCTTCGCCTATAGAGAATGGTCCAATTTTTCCTTTTCTTGCATTAATGTCTCCTTGTATAACAGCACCAGTAGCATGCAATTCCCCTTCCCGAGTCACATAAAAAGGACTCTTGGAAGGCTCTTTGCTACCAACCCACAGAGGTATGTCGGTATTTCCTAATCCTGCAACAGCTTTTCCATCTTCCCCTGTTATAGTTAACTGTGCAGACGAAAGGATCTGTACATTTGCATTCTTAGCAATAAGAAAAGTGAAAAAAGCAGATTGAGCGTTTATACTGAGTTCTTTCCACAACTTCGTATCAGAAAGTTCCGCCTGCTTTCCTGATGTATGCGTTGCTACGCATTGATAAACTTTCCACCCACTGGTCATACTGCTATCAGGAACTGCCACAAAATCGAGATAATTCAAGCTGTCGGTCTCTGTCTCTTCTGCTTTTGTATCGTTCCTATAAACCTGTCCTTCTGTGAATATCTGCCAAACTCTTTGAATGCAACCATTATCTCCTTTATCACCTCTCTTTCCACTTTCTCCATCAGAAACGCAATTGATACGTTGTCTGTCAACAACATTCCCGTCTTTCATCAACAGAAATGTTGCATACGAATTTGTGTTGCATACAGCCTCAGATGATATTGAAGTTGGGTTAGAGATACCAAAACCATTATCATTTAGCAGATAATTAAGTGTAAGGTTATCGTTATTTAATTCTTCAAACGTTGTAAGAATTGTTGTAGTTTCCCCAACTGTCTTTTTTACCTGCATTGAAATGCTCTTGTCAATGTAATCTCCATTTGCCATCAAATGGATTGTATTAACGCTTGGCATAAGCGAATACACAACACCACCTTTGCCAGCATAAGACTTGTAAATCTTATACACTGTTGTCAATACAATATCGTGGTCAGCCTTAAGAGTAGCAGTAACAACGATGCTGGCATTATCAGCAGTAATATTGCTTGGCTGGATAATGTGAGATTCTGGAACATACGAATAACTGATATTATGAGCTACTATGTTTATATCGAACAAATCCCATGCGTACTCCGTTCCTTTGAACAACTGTATAGTAGTATCTTCGTAAGAACTAAGAACTGTCCCTTGGTCATCGCAATTCAGGAAGCTCTGCTCATTGGTAAGATCAAGAACGTAGTTAGACTTACCGTCAACAGTATATTTGTTCCACAGCTTTACAGGGCAGAATGGCTGCCATACACCATTTACTTTCTTTCGCATAGAATAGAACTCGTAACGATGATTCATTCCGACCCCACTTGGTTCATCTGTCCATCTATCAGTTTTCTTTATATTATATGGACAGAAGTTTTCTACTTGAAATTCCTTCTTAGAAGATTCATCGAGTATTGTAGGGGTATCCATCGCGGCAGGATTATCACTATCTTCTTTCCATGAATCTTGCAGAAAGAAGATAAATTCTACTCCTTTGCCGTCCACTCCGTCAAGAATGATGGGCACAGTCTCTTGGTCCCAAATAAAGTCACCTTGTATCAGATAGAAAATAACGCTGCTTATATCAGTACTTATCTGAATGGCAGAACCATAGTTATTCTTAGTTACACCATTATCAACAGAATACTGTATTATCAAGCCTGCTGCATTTACCTCTTCTTCAGTCAAGATATAGTGCTTATCATCACTGCTATCACAATGAACAGCACAGGTAACGCTTTCGATGTCAACAACGCGTGTTCCGTCTTTGAATTTAGTAAGAATCTGATCCACTGAAGGAACAAGCTGATATACATTCACATCTGCAGATTTCCTTATAGTGTGGGTAAATGTACGCTCATATTTCACACCTGCATAAACAGCTTCCCCGATGATACTAAGATTAGTTATGCTCGCAATATTATCAGGTACACTCGTAATTTCAATATGACCTATTTTACCAGAATCTGTTACTACTCCGGCTGTTTGAGCAATGGTAGATTTCACTTTCAATCCGGGAACTATTGTAACGGAGTCTTTTTTGTCAGATGATGATATGAGCTTTCTGGAATCTGTCTTAACACATATTTTGGACACATCAAGCAAAGTATTGTTGTGCCACATTTTCATGTCTACCACTATAGGCAGACCTATGAAGCTACGAGATTTTGTGTTCCAGCTAACAGCAGAGTTCTCGTTTGTAATATCAGCACCTATAAATGGTTCGCTTTGATGCTTGATAGTTATTGGGAAACTCTTCGTAATCGTAGCTCTCCCTTCACAATCTACGAGAATATCAACCGAGCAGGATTCTATCTGACGCATTTTATCATAGTCAAATGACGAATCGTCTACTGTCCCTGCTATACCGTCTTTAATGTTATCAATTGCAGTGATATATAGCGTTGAATCCTTAATGAGACAAGAACAGCCATGTGGTTGTGCATAGAGTTTATAAGTGCCGGCATCAGCAGTCTCATTATCAGCGCAGACGGTGAGAATCTTATTATTATTCCTTACAGTAATGGCAGAGTGAATTCTATACAGACGATATGGGTTGCCGTTTCCATCGATATCTTCTGAATAGAGCCCGCCAACCACATTACCTACATCATCCACCGTTACAACATCAACATGTTCTGAGAAGTTGACATTATAGTTCCTGATTTTCTTTTGAAGTTCTTCAATAGTGTCGTCACCAATTTGAGCTATCTTTCCATTAAAATAAATATTGTTCAGGTAAGCAGAATAGCCGGTCATATCTGGGCAACCATCGTCCTTATATGACTTCATGAGCCCATCTAACTCACCTATCTGCATAGCTATATTGGCAAAGGTATATTCCCAATCATCAACACCTCTCAAAAATTGAATGTAGCTCTTGGTAATACAAGTTGATTCTTGTCGGGTTTTATTAGTGAAATTGCCATATCCCGCAAATTTCATAAAACGATGCGGATGTCTTCCGTACGTTCTAACTTTTTCAACCCTACCAGTATCAGAATCTGTTACCTCTTTTGTATATGGTCGAAGCGAGTATGATATAACTTCATTATACCTACCTGACACATTTGTAACGCGAAAATAACACGTAGTGAATCCTGCACGGGTCATGTTTCCTTTAAGGTCGTCCATATCCTCTGTGGAATCTTCTCCGTCCCCAAACTGATACATACCTATGCAGATGTCATCTTTCTGACAGGTTCCACCTTCACCATCTTCCAGTTTCAATTTGATTACACCTGTTGAATCAGAAAGCCTTTGAACAGACTCAACAATACCATTACACCAAGATTGTCTAAGATCTCCAGCTATATAAAGTGTTCTATTGAGGCGCATCTCCGGCACCTCAAGCCACTTTCTTAACAAAAGACTATCAAATTCTGCTTCACCATCAGAGCTTACAATTCCACCTCTACCTTGTAGACCATGTATAAATTTTGCGCCAAAATAGGTGTTTCCTATAAGATTTGAGTCTCCCTTTACAGTATCATCACCATTTATGACTTGTGAGCCAAGAATAGAAGATATAACCTCCTTTACATTGCCACCATCAGTTCCTATGAGCTGTGAGCCAGCAACGGTCAATACAGACAAAACTTGCAGCTCTTCAGCCGTAAGTTTATGATCAGTCGTATCATCACCTGTCTTTGACAAAAATGAGCTGACGATTTCATAAAGTAAGTGCCCTACACGCTGGGCTGAATTAAGCCCTTGTTCAGTTTCCTCACGAACTATGGTCGCCAGCTCTAAGAGTTTTTCTCTTGTGAGCATATTATTCTCCTATTTTTCGTATTACAATGGAATTTGTCGGAATTAATCCTGGTTTGTTTCTTTGTCGATAATACTGCGGAAATTTATCCCGTATAAAGTCCTTTACTTCGTTAAGAAACCCATTTGCAGCAGTAAGAGCATTATTATAGCAATCTGACCGTTCTTTCGACGAAATATGTGAGGAATAGGAGTTATCTTTAATAACTACCCCAGCACGTGTTAATTGGAAATCTCCGTCCATAACATATTGGGCGTATACAAAGTAGCTAATGGCCATCTTGAGTCCACTTAACATGTGAAAATCATCTCGTTTATCCGTATACTCGCCACCATTAAGAAGTATCTCCAAATTTTCATCTTTATCACTTTGCTCATTGTTCAAATACTCCAACACCTTAGCAAATAGCTTATCACCGAGAGTTGGCTTTACATTCAACCTCTCAGTTTCATATATGTATGAAAGGAGCTTATCTTCATCGACCTTACTGCTAATTGGACGACCAAGGTCTCTTATTTCTGCTGTAGTTACAATATGTTTCATTAGGCTTTACTGTGACGGTCTTTATCGTCGGTACTCTCATTGGATATGTGCTTAACTGGAAGGATTGAATAATCTTCGGAGGGACACACTGGCTTCCCGTCATTATCTCTCATATCCCATTTTGAGAACACCTTAGCAAAAACTCGGGAGATTTCCTTTCGTTCTTTCTCCACGTAAGAGTTATAGTAAGCAAATGCATCATTGATAGTAGTGCCACTGAATCCGAGCTTTCCAATACGAATACAATAAAATGGTTCCTGTCCAAATGCAGCATAAATACGCTCTACTGTAGAAGTTTCCGTCACCGTAAACTTAGAGTCAAAATTTTGTGACTCAAGTTTTTCAAATTTAGGAATATCTTCTTCAGCGTTTACGGTAACATCCATAATGGAACAGGCATTGGTATCTCCTTGGAATATATCGAGGTTCTGAGAGAATTCTTCTCCACCATCATTGTTTTTTGCCTCAAGTCCAGTTGTTGGATCTATACCTAATGAGACTGCCTTCTTATGAATAAGCATACCTGCAACAAGAAAGTTGTTTCTTACATTTCGGTATTTCACATTATCAATACCGTCGTCGGTTGAAAGAGCTGTAACTATCTTGTCGTATTTAGGCTTTGGATATACGAAGCGACCATCCATAGAGTACCAAAGAACCTGTCCTTGGTATTTATCAATGCCACCACACGTCTCTATTTGGTCAAGAATAACCTCCTGATTGGTGTTGAAGACAAAGAATTCCCTTATATTTGCGTCTGTTATTTCGATACGCTTACCATTTCTCGTTTTCTTTCCCGTCCAATCGGGATGATACTTGATATGTGCAACCCTACCAAGATCATCTTCCTCTTCAAGACGACACCCTTCAAATAACATATGCTGTATTTCCACGATTTCACCCATCATATTGTAATTAACATGAAGGGCAAAACCATGAAAATGGGCGAGGTCTACGGCAATAAGATGAAGAATGTCGGAAACCGTATCTCCATGCCTATTGCAGACGAAATCACCGAAAAACTTATCCTTCAGCCCATCACCTTCTATGAATCTCTCGTAAAGTTCACAACACGTTCCGCCCGTCGGACTATTTAAAATCAATGATAGCATACGTTGCGGATACAAATTATCCTTACCGTATGACTGAATGTTCATCGACGATATATAGTGCGTATCAAAGCGTCTATGTGCTCGCTTTACGTTATTTATATTCATATCAGTGTTTTAACTTATGATAGAGTTTCTCGGAGTCCATATACTACATTTACTTTGCAGTATCGCCAGTCTTCTGCTCTTTTGCAGCTTTCTTTGCAGGAATTTCACTACCAGCGCTCTGTGCATCAGAGAGAGCTTTCTTTAGTGTTTCAACTTGTTTCAAAAGCTCTTCATTGTCATTAATAAGTGATTCCTTTGCCTCTGCGAGAGCCTCCTTTTCAGAAGTGAGAGCCTCATTCTTTGTGGTCAACTCAGCAATTTTGTCATTGAGTTCTTTTGTGGAGCCCTCAGCAACAGCCTTTTCCTCGTTCAAAGTCGAAATCTTCGCCTCCAACTCTTCGTTTTTCTTCTGTTCGTTGGCAAGGTCACTGTTGGCAGTTTCGAGAGCGGACTTAAGACTCTCGATGTTTACCTGCAATTCCTCATTACTTTTTGGCTCTGCTGACGCTTTCTCTGCAAGTAAAGTCTTACGGGCATCACAGAGTTCTTTGTAATTTTCAGGATACTTTGCAAAGAGGTCCAAACGGTTCGCATTCTCATTGAGAGCGTCCATAGCAATCTCATCAGTAAGATTTGCATTGGTGAAGACCTGCCCATTGAGAGCATGGAGAAGAACACCATTCAACAGTATGAATTTCTTTTCTTTTGGCATAATTCCTTCTTTTTTTAGTTTTGAATAAATTAATATATAGGCGTCTCTGTAGCAATTACTGCATGAAGTATTCTTGATTTGTTCTCCAAACAGAAACGCATACGTATCTTTAATAAAAAGCCTGTCAGTAGATGAGAAGCCGTCGTCATAACGCCCCCTCATCTCTAACAGTACAGCCATTGTTTCACTAAATGTTAACATTGGCAGAGTTCTTTAACCTCCAGGTACAACACTTGGGGTGGTACCACTCAATGAAGCCAGCACCTTTCGGGTTTTATCTTCATCTGTATCCCAAAGGAACAAGCCAGATGATGGAGCCTGCTGTTCCTGCAAGGTAACACTCCAACCGCCATCGGTATCATCCGAGTTCAGATCCCGTGTAGATGCCGTCAGTTTAAGTCCTTGTTCGAAGCCATAAACTTCAAAAAGATTCTTACTACCTGCACCAGCAAACTTATTTTCAAGGACAACAACGAATTTACCATTCGCCAACTTGTCAATGATGTCATGAGATACTTCTGGACCACTGTTGAGGATTACGAACGCAACGGTCTTATTCCATTTTGTCCTATAAGTACCTACAGCAGCTTCGATAGTCGTACCATTGAAAGGTGAGCCTTCCGGTACGATAATCTTGTATCCCTTTGCACCAGTGGCGAGAGCGAGAGCTGTAATCGAGTTCCCTGTGCGATTGCACTTGCCTTTGACAACATCGGCATAATTCATGATGTAGCCAGTAGTCTGGAGACCTTTCTCAGACATATTTGTGCAATCGAACTCGATATCCTTAACTAATTTGAAATCGCATTCAGCCATTTTACAAAAGTTTTATTGGTTAGTAAGCGGCTTGGATCAGTGCGTCTTCACCTACGAGGGTACCAAGTGTAGAACTTGCGTAGATGAAATTCTTACGCTCCTTGTCGCTAAATGTGAGGCTCAAAGAAGCAATCTTGTCGTCGTCCTCAGTTCCAACGAACAAGTTGTTAGGAGAGCAAACAAGAGCGCGATGAGGATTGTTAAGCTTGGTACCATTGTCCTCGTACTTCTTGATCATGCGATCCCAAACATCAAGCACAATCATCTTCACGCCATCATACTCTGTGAGCTTGATACCTGAAGCAATCTGTTTAACACTCATAGTGTACTTACCGTACTTGTCTACGAGGTCATTACGTAACGCCTTGAACAGAGAGTTGGTTGTCATGATACAAGCCTTCTTGTCGTCAAAGATGCGAGAATCAGTATCAGAAAGCAAGTCATCAAAGAGCTGTACAGCATAACCTGAAGCTTTAGCTGCCTGTTTCTGAGCATCGTATGAAGACTCCGTATTGGCTGTAACTTTTGTTCTCTGCTTTTCATTAGCTGTACAGATAGCAAACAACTGCTTCCACAAACCGTCATTAGCTGTAAAGAGCTTAGTATTAACACCTGTGGTAATAATACCACCGCCAGCAATATCTTTTGCGGCAGTGTCACCGAACCATGTGAGACGCCAATACATGTTGTTAAGAGCCTGCTTCAAAAGAGGAATAAGAACGAGGTCCCAATATGGGGTGTCCTGCAAATCTGCACGATCTGTGCCTCCCTTTAATCCATTCTTTCCAATGGTTTCCTCGATATCCTTATAGCAAAGTTCCAATGGAACTTCCCACTCACCCATTTTCCAGGTCTTCTCTACACCTGTAATAGAGACTTTTTCGTAATGAACGTCGCAGCCTGAAGACTTGTAGCCGACATCCTGAATCTTGTCAACATAACCAAGTTTCTTTCCATTTTCTTGCTTTGACTTAGTTGTTACAACGGTATCGAGATCCGGATCCTGGAAAGTGGATGTGAACATCAACTCACGAAGGTCGGTAATCGCACCGTTGTCTACGGTAAATTGTTCCCAATTAATCATATTGTATTCCTAATTAAATTAAACATTGGTTGATTAGATGATTATTCCATCTTGCGGTTACGCTTCTTCGCATTAGCCTCCTTTGCTTCACGAATCATTCGCTGCGTTTTTGTTTCTTTACCATCACCCTGACCTGGAGTCTTGTGAGCTACGAACGTACGATTTTTAGTAGTAAAGGTAGACTTCATAGAAGTAATCTTATCAAGCCATTTCTTTCCGCCAGCCTTAGCAATGAGGGTGAGAATCTCTCGCTGTTCGTCAGTTGTCTGATTACCCTTTAAGGCAGAAATCTCGTCGTCCTTAGAAGCGATTTGTTTCTTGAAATCATCAATCTGAGCCTGCAGGTTGTCGATGACTGCTTGCTGCTGATCTGGGGTAAGGTCTCCACCCTCATCACCTGGCTCTAAAGGTTCACTATCGTCAACCCGTGTAATGTCGGTAATGACTCCATCCTGCACAATAACGTGAGAACCATCATCCATTACGTAGTCTCCGTCTGGATAAGCGATATCGCCTACCTGTGGGTCTCCATCTTCTCTCTCGACAGTAAATCCATCGCCAGAAGAAGATGTGATGTACTGATCGATGATCTTAATGTCGTTGATGTCTTCAATCTTTTCAACGCCAAACAGCGAGCACACACGCTGTACAGCGTTGGCATCGCACTCAATCTTTCCTTTTGTCATTTCTTTGTTGTTTTTAAATTTGAACTGTTTCTTGCTGTCATTCATTTCAGGGAGTATGGACCCGATAAAACCGAGTGCCATTGCTGTCTGCATATCTATGTAAATATCCTTATCCATCAACTCACTAAGGAGTTTTCTGTCAGAACCTGTACGGCTCACGTAAAGATCAAGAAGTTTTCCTGTCTCTACTCGAAGCTGCGAAGCGAGATTTCTCATTTTATCCGCTTGCTGCTCCAGCTCTTCAAATGTCAATCGTTCGCTCCTTACTTCATAACCTGCAAGGGCTGGGTTGTGAATGCAGATGCTCGCATTGCGATATGCGTATCGCCTCTCTAAGGGTGCCGTCAATAGAATTATCGTGGCAATAGATGAGCATTTACCCTCGACAGTTGCTGATATTTTCTTATCTGTCTGGCGCAAAGCGTCATAAATGGACCATCCCTCAACACAGTCTCCACCGTCACAGTGGAGACGGATATCAATATCAGGGTCGTCTGGAGACAAATTACTAATGAAGTCGCGAATGTCTGAAAATGTAGTTGAATCAGTGCCTGCTTCCTGCAAAACGAGCTTCTCCTGGTCATCAACTATGTCATTATAGATTTTAAGTACGGCCATAAAACAATAATTTTGTACCAAAATTACAATAACAGCTATACGAAAATAGAAATACGCAAATAAAACAACTGAAAGAGTATTTCAGTAAATACTTGCATGATTGATTAAAAAGAATTATTTTTGCCAAATAAAATAAAAAACATTTATAATTATGAGAAAACTGATAGCTTCATTATTGTTACTTGCTTCCTTGCCGATGGTAGCACAAGAAATCGTCATTGACGACGTACAGAATGGTGTTCGTTCAACTGCTACTGACTTTACAGTATGCCGCAGTGTAACCGACAAAATGGTTCTTTCTGTTGGGATAAACTCTATTATTTCCGAAGAAAAGAAAGATACGACTCTGTATTTAAGCACGAAAATAACCTTTACAAAGCCTTTAGAAATAAACAAAGGAGGAACAATTCTTCTCAAACTCTCTGACGATAGCGTTATGGAACTTCATGCTGCTACTGCTTCATCTGGAACAGTGAGGGATATCCATTCTGTAAATGGCTTTACATATAGCGACTACAGCATTACGCCATCATTTAAGATTTTGCCAGAACAATTAAACGATATCATTAAGAAGGGCGTAAAGAAAATCAGAATAGAAATTTCTCCGTCATTCTACGATAAGGAATTCAAGAAAGATAAAGTTGGTGAGGCGTTGTCTGTCAAAAGAGAACTATTAATGAAAGCCATTGCTAAACCTAAATCAATGAAAGAAGGGTTCTAAAAAGAAGGCGGGCCGACACCTTACATGATGCCAGTCCGCCTTAAAAATGAACTAAACAAGAATATTATTTCAGGTCTGCTCCCAGCCTTTTTATGAGAGCATACACTGTTCTGTCTGTTATATTGTATTCATCCGACAAAACGGACGTTACATAAGCAACTTTTTCACCTCTTGCTATCATTTCTTTTGCTTTGTTAAATAGTGGAACAAATTCCACATCACGTGCGAGAATATGGTTGTCATTCATAAATTTTACAACAGCCTCATATTTTTCTAAGAATTCAGCTACTATCATAATGTATCGATATTATTAATTATTTCTACTCTTCTCTGACCCTCGTTGATATCTTCCACCGCTACAACTGGGGCAGGAATATTCTCTACACCTTGCACGATTCTATCGGCAAATTCTCCCTGTTGAGAAACGTGGTCATTTATTCTGCTTGCTTCGAATGGTGCATTTCCTCCAATATCTCCAAATGCAGAGGTTATCGGATAGAAGTCCGACCTTTCTGAACTGATGGTTCCATTTGCCAGTCCAAATAGCTCTCGCTGATCACCTTGCGTGAAAGCTCCGGTCTTACCTGTCAATTGCTTGTGCATATTCGACTGTTGTCTTTCGTTGAGGACCATTTCGCCATCATTAACACGTATGGTGACCTGATCCATGCCATTCTTTGTTCCATGCCCATTAACAACACCTCCAGATGCAAACTTTGCTGAGTTTACAGTGGATATGGCTGTCGCAACATTGGCAATCACAGTTGCTACCGTAGTGGCTATAGCTGCAAGGTTAGCAGGGAAAGGAAGAGACGATGCTGAGGCAATACCTGAAGAAATGGCTCTACCTGTATCAATGGCAATCTGTGCAAGAGTCATTATTTTGCTAATCTTTGCAAAAGCCGTATTGCTTTCTCCGATTGCAGCTGTGAGCTTTATAAGAGAATTGGTCACTGTAGCTTCTGCATCGAGTTTTGCTTTTGAACACTCTGCCTCGTAATCATCAATAGCTTTCTTACTTTCAGCATATTTCTGTCTTGCAGCAAGGAGCTCTGCTTGATACTCTTCTTCTGTCTGAGTTTCCATCTGCCCCCTTTCCTGTAACTGCTCAAGATATTCCTCGTCCGCATCTCTTCTAACTTCAAGAATTGCTTCCTGCTCTTCTCTCGTTCGATCTATTTTAAGACTCATCTCGGCTATCTCGTTCTCTACAATCTTCTGCTGCTTCTGCATCTGCTCATTCTGATAAGCATCCTCCGCTTGTGCATCTTCCTGTCGTTGCCTTTCAGTAATATCGGCTTTCTGCTTATTATAATTATCAAGGAGTGCAAGCTCTATATCCTTGCGTTGATTTATTGCATCAAGTTCGAGCTGCGTCTGTCCTTCAAGCTGAGCCTCCTTATAGCTATTTTCTATAGCTGAGATATGCTTCTGCTGCTCCTCTATCTTTTCATCGATTTCGTCGTACTGCTTTCGATAGTTTTCGTCACGCTGTTGCTTTTCAAGTCTGTACCGCTCTTCTGTTCCCTTGTGAGAGTTCTTGATACGCAATTCAAGTTCCTTAGCATCTTCTTCTATTAATTTGTTATATCGCTCCATATACAGAGCTTCGAGCTTCTCGTCTTTTTCTTTTTCAAGTGCAAGTATCTTGTTATTGATAGCTTCTTTCGCATTTACCGTGAGTTTTTTATCCTCGTCCAGTTTCTTTCTAAGGTCTCCAATCTGCTTTCTATATTGCACAAGAACCTCTGCTCGTTGTCGCTCAAGGTTATCTGAGATTAGCTTAGTTAGCGCTTCCTGACCCTCTTGAACAATACGATTCATTTCCTCTTGATGACGCTTCTCTTCGTTTTCTTTTTGCTTATTATCAGTCTTTTTGGTTTTAGTTTTCTTCTTGTCTTTCTTCTTAGTGGGCTTTCCACCACCTCCTCCACCTCCAGTGCTTGGTCCAGATGTTGTGGATACCTCTTGTTTGGGTTTTGCTTTAGGCTTTGGCTTCGACTGCCCATTCTGTTTTTTCGGAGGATTTTGCAGAGATTTTGCTTCACTCTTTACTGTTTTAACAACATTACTAACACCATTCTTAACGTTGTCCCATGTCTTCTTATAATAATTCTGCACAGCACTTGTAACTTGTGAGATTCCATTTTTCATTGCCGTGAAATCTAAAGTGAACAAGCCTTTGAGAGCAGTACCAACTCCACTTATAACACCTATCAGAGCCCCAAATGAATTTGCAATGTTCTTTACAACAATCTTTATTACTTCCCATGCTGCCGTAAATGACACTTTCATATATGAAATTGCAGACCTCACCAGCATAGAGTTATTATATAGATTAACCATCCATTTTATCGCTCCAGCAATAGCATTGACTAATAGTTGTAAACCTGTTTTTATAAGATTTCCAATCGTAGCCTTAAACGATCTGAACTCCTCGCTGCTTGAAGTCAGCATCTCGTCAAGCTGCATAAATAACTCTAAAGCAAGAGATATGATAGCCGTAAGAATAAACGTCTTCATTGCTGCATTTGCAGTTCTTACAAACCCCTGTACTGCAACCTTGGCAGTAATCATTCCTTTTTGCCATGCAGACCCAGAAGCGTATGCTGCTGCTGTTTCTGTAGCTTTTATTTCGGCAGTCTTGGCTTTATGGAGAGCTTTTTCTGTTTCTCCGAGATGAGCTTTCTGTATTGTTAGTTTGTTTTCTATGAGTCCTCTTTCCTCTGCTGACGCCGTTTCAAGTTGTCTTTTAAGAGTTTCCACATTTCTGCGTTGTGTTACTTCCTGCTGTGCGAGAGTATTCACATTTGCCGTTGCACGTTCAGCATTTGCAATCACAGAGGAACTTGATAAAGTTGCAGATTCTCTGATATGCTGCACAATCTTCACAAGGGAGAAAGCTGCAAGGATAGAACCTACGACATGAGCAAGTTCCTCAAAATTGTCGCGCACATAAGTTATTCCTGCCGTAATAGCATCAAGTGGTCCTGTCATATTCCCAGAGGCGCTATCAAATATAGTAATCAACAAACTTTCGAAAGCTGACTTAAGAGAGTCAATTGAGACCGTTACGTTAGAGTAGCTTTGCTGGAACATCCTATCCGTAGTACCGGCAGCATCAGAAACTGTTACAAGTTTTTTCTCCAGTCCATCGAGGCTATTCAGAAGTGTTAATGCTGACGGAGCTGCAAGTCGGCCGAAGACATCTCCAAGGTCACGCATTGAAGTCTTAGATTCCATGATACCACTTTCCTTCAACTTTATAAGCGTTTTGGTAAGTCCTTCTGTCCTCACGGTGTTCTGATCGATATGTATTCCATACTTATCAAAGACTGCAATCTGAGCCTTTGTTGGAGAGGTTAAGCCCATTATAATCTGCTTGAGCATCGTACCTGCCTGTGCGCCTTTAACATTGTTATCGGCAAGAACACCGAGGGCTGCATTCGTTTCCTCGAAGGAAATACCCAAAGCATACGATATAGGAGCTGTATTCTGCATCGCCTCATTCAGTCCAAGTATATTCGTAGCAGAGTTAGCTGCTGTTTTCGACATCACGTCACTTACCCTATTTGCCTGATCTACTCCCAGATGGAATGAATTTAGCATGTTCGTTGTTATATCAGCTGCATCACCCAGTCCTATGACATTTGCTTGTGCAAGGTGAAGTGTACTCTCCAAAATAGAGGTGGCATCAGACGCCGAAAGTCCATTTCTTGTTAGATTCTCCATAGCCTCTCCAGCTTCCGAAGCCGTATACCGAGTAGAACCTCCAAGACGAAGTGCCTCATCACGCATCATCTTGAATTCTTCAGTAGTGGCATTTGTTACAGCTTGAACTTTTGCCATTTGATCATTGAAAGCACGACCCACTTCCATTACCTGTTGTGAAAGTCCGGCAAAGCTCATTCCTCCAAAAACACCTGCAATAATTCCACCAAGATTTCGTACACGAACACCAAGCGCGTCAAGAGAATTTGCTGCTTCTTTGTAGTTTCCTACATTCCGATAGAATCGCTGAGTAGCAAACTCCGCCTCTTTCAGTTCTGTTGTTACAGAGTTTATTTTATTTTTCAATTCCGTTCCATGAGCACTTGACCGTTCAGCCTTACTGAGGTTGTCGTACTCTTGTGTCAAAGAAGCCAATCGAGCTCTCAGTTGCACTAAAGAACCATTCTGCTCTTGCTGTGCCTTCATCTGATTTGTCATTTGCCTTGTAAGCATCATACTTGCATTCTGCTGCATACGGATATACTGCTGCGAAGCTGACAAAGACTTGTTATACTCCTCTCTGCTTATCAATCCGTCTTTCAACTGCTGCTTGAGTGACTTCTCCGCCTCTCGTGCGTCTTGAATATTTCTCTGATACTCGGACATCTTCTTGATGGCATCGTCATACTTGACTTTAATCTCGAGTATCTTAGTTACCGCTTCATTACTCATTGTTGTTTGCTTTAATTAGACTGTTTGGTATTTTAAGAAGCTGAACTGTACATTTACCGTCAGACTTTCTTTTTATGCTCTGTATTCCGAAATAACTTCCATATTGTCGGAGATACACAGGAACACTCATATCAAGGTTCCCAAGGGTGAATTCGTCAAGCTCCATATTGTCAGTTACCACATACGGGTGCTTAAGCATTTCCGAAAAGACCTTATACCGAGTATCCATAAGTCCTCCTTTACTTCGGAAGGATAACTCTTCAAATGTAAGATAATCAAGTGAAGAATGTTCTGTTGTATCGGTTGTGTTCTCAACAGCTTCATTCTTGTGTCGAACTCCTATTCGTGGTTTACATTCTTTGAAAACAAATCCCTCGACCTCCTTTGCATAAGAGGCATATTGTAGATAACCCGTACCCTTTAGTTTGACGTAATTAATAACCTTTCCTGATTCATAGAGAGGAACTTTGGCCATGCCTCGATCTGTATCGCATCCCTCAAATGGTAAAGTAAACACATCATTTTCCGTATTCAGGTATGGATCCTTGATTTCGAAGCTACCAGAATACTTCGGATTGTCTTCGTTATCTGATTTCCACCGAAGTTTATTCACTTGCGCCCAGTCACTAAGTACAAAGTCTATTGATGACGGCATAGCATAGTCATTCGTTAAAAAGTTCGACCAATCAACCGCTTTGTCAACATTGTCTATCAGGTCTCTGTAGAGAACAAGCCTCAACTTACCGTTATAAATGATAGGGTAACCCCCAACGACATAGAACACACCTTTAAGGAAATCTATGGGCTTCATTTCCGGAAAATTCGGTTCAAAATATATAGGAGTAGCATTCTGTAAGTACTCCACCTCCTGTGTTTCTTTCTGATATGGGTGTCCTTCCTTTATGCACGGGATAACTTCAATATAACTCTCATAATTCGAAGGTTCTTGATCAGTCTTCTTACTCTTCAGGTAGATTTTCTGACCACTTTCATCCATACATGGAATTGTAGCATCACCTATATAGGCTCTCTCTGCTCCGTCAATCCAGACGCGACGGCCTTGTCGTATTTCTATTACGTCCTCCCATTTATACTCACCTATATGAAGACCCTCCCAGTCACCATTACCTGGATTGTCATTATCTGAAACTTCCTCCCAATCTGTGAGATACTCAAACCTCACTTCATACCATTTTCCTTGTTCAATCCCCTGCAATATTGAAGAACTCGGAGTAGGTAATTTAACACCAACCCACTCTCCACTTATGTATGTTGCAGAAAGCGCAAGAAGCTTCGAAGCGTCTTTGTTTCCGATGCCATTTACTATTGTTAGCTTTACATTCGAGAATATCTCCGCTTCGGTCTTGTCTATTCGAGCTGCATTGATAAAAACTCTAACATGGGTTTTTATTTTGTACTTCATATTTAAGAAGAAACCATACCATGCACGTATATGATTTGGTGCTTTAACTTGATGTATCCACCCTATACGCATATTATAGAAAGTCGGATACTTATAAGATTCTAATTGTGTGTGTCCTCCGCTAAATTCCGTTGCCATTGGTTCGAAAACCCATCTAAACTTATTCCGTTCTTGATAGAATTCACTATCATTCATAGTTGTAATGGGACAATACAAAGAATCCAAAAGTCTCTCTACCTTTCGTTCCTTAGTTCCATCTTTTCTTGTGTACTCCCTCGTAAAATCGTAATCAATGTTGAACTTCTTAAATATTCTGTCCAAAAGATACGTGACTTTAAAGCTTGGAAGATAATAAAGATACCCATAAAAGTCATCACCTACTACACCATTAGAATATCGAAGACACATAATATCATCACCGTACTCACTACTAATCTGTGATTGTGCCCATTGCTCCCACATGACAAAGTTTGGAAGAGTGTCTTTATCGCAAAACAGTTCTGGCAACGTTTTGTCCTCGTCTATTATACTCTGTATCGCAGATAAGGTTCCCCACGTAAGAACTATCTTGTAATAATCTTTGTCAGTTCCTATTAGATAAGCGTTTGCTGGTCCAAGAACATCAATACCATTGCAATAGTATCTCGCACTCATTCGTCTTCCGAGAGATGATTTTATTCCGTTTTCAAACACATAAGCGTTATGTTCTGCTGATTCAGGAGATTCAAATATCTGCCTGTTCGTTGCGGTCATTGGTAGCTTTATAGTGTATGAATGAGAACACTTCATCTTACTGATATTAGAAAGCATTACAGATTTCCATTCGAGTGAAATGTTCGTGTCACCAATATTTACCGACTTTCCGTCGATATAAAGCATTTCGAACTGTTTCATAACATCTGAGCGTTAGTGTTTGGTAGCAGAATCTTGAATTCAAAATCTTGCATTATAGTAACCTTGCGCTTACTGGTCGAAGTGTCAATAACTACTGGCTCCCAGCCAACGCCTGCATCCTTGTGATACAAGTCTATAACGGGGGAGGTAAGAATACTTTCCAGCATATTGAACTCAGCCTCATCGACATTCGGTGCACAGAGATTCAGTTTTGTCTCTGAAAAGAAATATTGTTGTCGTTTTATGGAACGGAAACTGTTTCCCTTCTTGTCGACATAATTCATTGTCAGCTCTTGCCCTCCGTCATCATTTTTAATTTCCTTAACACCCTTTTCAAACAACCAGTACTGAAGCCTCCCATGTCTGTCTATCCAGCGTAGGAATACGCCATCAGTAGCATTGTCTTCAACACAGGTTACTATTTGTGCACTTGCAGGGTGGAATGTATAATCGAAAGTATAATCCCAAGGAGTTAATGTAGCTACCGTTCCTGTAACTGGCTCTATCTCCTGAAATGAAGCGCCATCAAATATTGACACTTTCATTGGATAGTTCTTAAACCACCGAATGACTCTTTCACCATTAAATCGCTCTCCTGGCGCTATGTTACCCCAGATAGCAATTGATGTGAATGTAAAAGTGTGCGTGCCGTCAGACACATCGACACTCACTTTCATTGAGCGCTTCTCTACGATATTATACACATCAAACATCAGTTGCAATGCACGTGAGATATTAATAATGGCAGTATGAGAGAAACACATTGTTTCTATGGGGAATGTCTTTTCTCCATTACTAACCGTAGTTACCAATGAAAGTGCAGGGCAATCCGTGACTTTTATATAGGTTGGATTAAATGCAAAGCATATCTCGTCAGGATAAGCAATATCACCCAAATCGTTAATTACTGTTCTCATTACTCTTGAATTTGTTATTGATAGTATCTATTTCCAGAGCAAGTTTCTCACCTACTCTGTCACCAATGTTACCAAGTGTCTCCTGTAGAGCTTTACTGTAAATGTCTTTCGTGACCCCTTTTCTGTGCAGAACAGTCCCTTTCTTCATGATGGTATGAGCAATTGCACCAGCAAGACTCTGTAACTTCATTTCTGAACTTAGCTTAGCACCACTTTTGGGTGTGTAGTCTGAATAGTTGATGCCCTTAGCCTCTATCCAATTCTTAATTATTTCTACAAAGTTACGAGGTACTGCTCCAGGTTTTCGCCCCCTCTGCAAGTTAAGAAAAACAGAACTTCCAAAGAGTATACCTCCAAATTCACTCGTTTGTACAGTCAGCGATTTCATTGTGCGCCCAGAAGCATTTATCCTTTCCTCGATCATCCTGCTTTGGATATTCCTCTTCAGGAGTTCCATTTCTTGCTGTAAAATACCCTTTATAGTTTCCATTATCTGCGAGGATTTGTTACACACAAAGATTGACCTGCTGTTTCTTTCAGCGTCGGCTCAATGATAATTCCCGAATTGATACTGTCTGTGGTATCGATAGGCACCTGATACTTTACGTTCCCCTGTATCGTTTCGAAATACCCAGATTTGTTTAAGGCATCTATGAAACGAAGAGAGAGCCTTTTCATTCTCTCAACAACACAATCCTCTGCTACGGCATCATCGTCATGCACTGTCTTATCAAGAAATGCTATCGCACAATCAGGCATATCCCTTGCCTTACCATTGCGTATATCAAAAAAACCACTGGCAGGCTGAATGAATATTATACATGGAGTCGGAACCTTATCAAGGTCTACATTAGCCTTAGTCCAGTCATTATAGATGTAGTTCACACCCCCTATGGTCTTTGCTACAGCACGAACTTTTCCTTCAACAGTTCCAAGCTGGTCTTCGTTGTCTTTTACGACAGACTCTGTTACCACATTCGTCTTTTCTTTATTAGCTCTCATTATCTGTTAGATTTACGTTTATAAACTTCACGAAGCCTACGGTCATATTCCCTCAGCTCGTTATCATTTTTCATACACTTGTAGATTCTTACCCAAGGGACATTGCGAACCTCATTCTGATCCGTAATCCTCATCCTTCTTGCATACCAGTCAAGGATTCCGAATGAACCGAACTTTAACCTGTCCACTCCAGCCTGCTTTTCCTCACTGTCAAAATGCGGTTTTATTGCTTCGAATAGTTTATTGATACGTTCCACTTCCTTATTGCAGAAGTAAACAAACCATAACACTCTTTCTGCACTTTCTTTCATGATGTCTTCCTCGCTGACGCCAAGAATAACCTTACAGCAGTTCACAATAGCGAGTAACCCTGCAGAGTTGTCATGCAGATCATCGAGCTGCCCATAGGAAATCATATTTAGATTCTTAGGAGTTTCCTTTCCGCAGACAGAAACAGGGCGAGGCAGATTCTTTATAGCAGAATACTGCTCCTCCCTTTCTTCTTCGCCTGCACAGGAAAAGATAAGTGCATATCGATAAAATGGAAGGTAAAGCTGTCGCTTTCTCCGTAACCGTGATATTTTGATGTATATTGCCTTAAATAATCCCATACTACTTAATTATTTGAATAAACCGTAACATTTGATTTAATGCCTTGTCCCTGTGTTTTGACTCTACGGAAGTACATCGCCATGATTAGGGCATCTAAATAGTCAGGAGAATGACCCAGAATAATCTTCATCACTTCCTTCTTGATAATGCCAAGTCTACCAGTATCACGGTCTATGTAAGCTTGTTTCAAAGCTCCAAGTTCGTCCATAATATTCACCCTCTGATCGGGAGTACATATAATCCTTATTGCACGCTTATTGATAAGCTCCGCAAGTTTAAACGCACACTCACTCTTCAGGCAATCATAACGTGGGTCCATAGGAGGCGAACCACCATGAAATTCTTTGATACCCTCAAGATAAGATTCCAGAAAAGAACCCATACCGTCAGCATCGACAATAGTAAGAGAGCGTGGAATAGAATCACGTATCATAAGATTCTTTAATTGCGTTTCTACTTCCTTTCCTGGAGAATATGTCATGTCTACAGGGATTCTGAAAACATTACCAATCGAAGAAGTACACACAAAACGGTCGTGTCCCTTTCCTGCAATATCGGCAGAACAACTATGTGCACCCACTTCTGGTACATGCTCGTTGTGAAATAAGTCGCTTATAGCATCGAAATCGCACAGTGTTGCAGGGTCATCATCGTATTCAAAATTTCCAAAATATAGGCGCTGTACCGTGACGGGGTCGGCTTGCAGGAGGTTATCAAGATAAGCCTTCTCTAAATGAGGATTATCCGTAGGAAGTGATTTTATGAATTTCCTCGTCTTACGGATTGTTCCCTCCTTGTCGGGCTTTACAAATTCATTGTATATCCAATTTCGCTTAGGATTACAAGTATATAAAGACTTTGGAATTGTATGCCATACTGTCCCGTCAGGATTCTTTCCCCTAAGAAGAGAAAATCGACCACGAAGGACAGATACTGCCTTTTCGCAAATTTGCTGAGCCTCATCAAGAAACGCATCTGTGATTTCAAGAGAACCAATACGGTCAAACTCTGGATCTGATGGTTTCAACTTGAGGTCGAAAAAAAAGATTTGACTGCCATTTGCGAAGTTGGCAATCATATCAGTTTTATTATAGGTAACATAATCACGAAGCCCCAGCATCTTGAGAACCTTAAAAAAGGTCACAAGTGTCGTAGTCTTTAATCGCACAGATTCTTCACGAGCTATCAGTCCTACACTGCCAGCCATCGACACCCTTCTAAGAATCTGCCAAAGACAGCCGAGAAAACTTTTTCCACCACGTGCGCCACCTCCGAACATCACCTCGTTCGTGGTGGTGTCATCCGCAGACAAGTACTTCATTGCGAGTGCTTGTTTTCTGAAAAGCTTTACCGTTACTGAATCTTGTGCCATTAAAAATATACTAAAAAGCCGAGCTTCGCGCATGCGCGCACGAGAGAAAACTATACGCTTAGCGTGGTACTGAACAGATACTATGTCAAAATCGTAAATTTGTTCGTGCCCCCGCTACTTATTCTTCTTCCGTTGTATTTCTTTTTATCCGCTGAAAAGCAAACCCCTCCTTAGGAATGAGCGTCAAGTCCAATATCTCCAGTAGCTTTTCTACATGCTCTATGTTTAATCCTCTCTTTCCAGTAAGGTAAGAAGATAAGCTGTGCATGTTAACCTCAGCGCTTGCAGCAATTTTGTTCAACGGCTGTTCCAACTCATTGATTCTCAATCTAATCTTTTGCCTCATCAATGTGTATTTTGCCTCTGGATCAACATTTGCCACTTCCACTTTAGTAGAATCTGACTTTGCTGGTCTGTAGTCCTTAGGACGAACTGTGAGCCCCAAATACATCATTAGCTTTTCTACATCATCAATAGGACAGCCACGCTTTCCTGTTAGGAATGTCGAAAAGTTCTGCTGAACCAGTCCGAGGTCTTCACATATTACTTTCTTTGAGATGCCCAGTTCTTTTATTCGAAGGGCAATCTTTTCTCTAATTGGTGTCATGTCTTTATTCTGTTTTATTTTCTTGTTTAATATCGAAATGTCGTAAGAGAATATCTACTTCGTTGTCAATAATGGCGTCGTCTCTTGCTCCTATTACTTGCTTTGAAACTTCCCTCTCCTGTTCTATGATTTCGTTGATATCCTCGTCAATAGTGTTTCTTCCTATGAGGTAATAGCAGTTCACTGCATTCTTCTGTCCATTGCGGTGAGCTCTTGCTTCTGATTGTTCACAGTCAGAACACGTCCATGGGAGTTCAAGGAAGAGTTCGTGAGAGGCGGCGGTGAGCGTTACACCACATCCTCCACTTCTGTAGTTTACAACAATGAGCCGACAGGAGGGGTTATTCTGAAAAGAATCTATGGCGCTCTGTTTCTCTTTAGCAGAGTCAGACCCTGTTACAGTAACAAGAGATGGGAAATGCTTCCTTAGTTCCGAAACAACTTCTTTGTGGAATACAAATACTATGAGTTTTTGCCCTCCGTCTATAATGTCATGAATAAACGGGATAGCTACTCTCATCTTACCAATAGCAGAGAGGCGACGGAGATAAGATATTCTTACCATCATTTCGCCTCGCATAGACTTCTTGATTTTCTTGTTCGATAACCTTGCGTACTCTTTGAGGAAGCGCACTAAATTCTCTTCGGCAAGAGTATATTCCTTGCGATTTGATATATCAACTGGAATATATTGCCTCATCTTTTCTGGTAGGTCTTTCAATACAAGCGACTTATCACGTCTAAAGAAACACGTATTCCATAGTTTAACGTTCAATTCAGCGTTATTACTTGACCCAGAAGCGCCTTGGCAGTAGCGTCTGCGAAATTTAGCAACGCCACCAAAATCGTTCATTCTACGCATTATCTTTAGCTGCTGAATAAGGTCTGCATTACCGAGAACAACTGGTGTTCCGCTGAGCATGAAGATGTATTCCGGGGTTTGGCAAATCTTTTCCAAATACTTTGCATACTGGCAATCAGGAGATTTTGTGTGATGGCACTCATCTATAATTACCGTATTGAACATTCTTACATGAGGTTCAACAACAATATTCTTCATCGTATGGGAATTATTGACCACACGCGATATGAAATACTTCTTGATGCTCTCATAGTTCACAATAACAACGGAATAACTACCTGCTTCAACATAACGCCACCAATCGTGTCTATGTTCGTCATCTATGACAAGACAGTTTTTCTTCGTCCATTTCTCAAATTCCCTCTTCCACGTTTCTTTCATCGCCAGTGGGCAGGCAACCAGTACTGGATATGATTTTGCCAGCCAGCAGGAGCCTACAGCCTGAAGAGTCTTTCCAAGTCCCATATCATCGCAAAAGAATGTACGCTTCTTCTCTAAAACATAGCGCATTCCCTTAATCTGATAATCGTAGGGTTTGAAAGGAATACCATCGGGAATGTCCATAAGTGGCATCCTGTCTGCAAAGCTATGGTGAATACCATCGCCACCCTCCATCTCTATTACTTCTGATGCCAAATATCTCTTTACACAGAAAGAACCGAAATCTCTGACAAACGACAGGAGTTGCTTATCGCATACCCATAAGCCTTCTTTTTCGGAAAACACCATTCCTGGTATCTTACGAATATAGAGAGAAAGCAAAGGAGTCATCTCCATGCTCACACAGATATCTTCAGTTCTTTTGATAATATATATCGGCAACATTATTCGTTTCTTTCTGGTTCGTCCACTTTGAACTCTTGTGGAGTCTCCAAGTCATCGGTAATGAGATTAATAACTTTAGGAAATAAGGGTTGACCATCACCTGTCAGTTCCTTTCGTTCGGTAAACCCTTCGTTCTTGCCAAGAGTTGAAAGGATATATCGCACCATCTGACCATCGGGTCGTTCTATCCATCCAAGAAGTTGTCCGTTAACTCCAATCTTAGGAATTCCTACGGTAAGCGCACGAGCAGCATCAAGAGCTTGATCGAAAAGGCGCATTTTACAGTCGTTGACAACCTCCTTAAAATCGGGATCCTCTTTACACCAGTTATAAACTGTTTGTCTTGTTACACCAAAGGCATCGGCTATTCGGGAATAGTTTCCGTGACAAGCCTCAGCCGCTTCTCTGAATTTCTTTAGTTCTGGCAACATATTTTTAACCAAAAAGATTGCCTTGAACGGGTGGCTTGCGTGTACCAGGGTTACGAGCTATCATGTTGGCAAACCACCAGTTCCGGCACGTATTAAAATATTTGTTACGAGACTGTGGGAGGCTCCAATCTATAAAACGTTCACTGATCTCCATCCTTCTTGCATTAAGAATACGGCAGCGAATAAATTCATTGTCTACTTCCAAGACTTCTCCACAGCTATATCTGAACGCAAGGTGCAGGTTCTTTCTCCAGTCGAAGTTAAGATCAACACCACACAAGTAATAGTATGGCGCATCCTTCAACTCAAGATTCCAAACCTGTTTCATAAATGGATAAACTCTCCTGTCATTACTACCAAGGAGAGATTTCATACAGTGCTGGCTTAGGTCTACACCACTTACATAGCGCAACCAAAGAATCTTATAAATACCTTTAAATTCTGCGAATTCAATTTTTACCATTTTAGTTTCTTTTTCGTTGATTAGTTATAATCTTATTTGCACCTACAAAGATACAAAAAAATTATCATCTTTGCAACATTTTAGCCATCTGTTTTAATCATATTTGCAACCTCTCAAAGCCAGTATTTATTTAATATTTCCGTCTTCATCCTCAAAGCCAAAAACCTTGAGTGCATCATGCTGTCTTCCGTACCTCTGGTTATTTGGAAGCTGCATGTTAAACTCATATTGCAAAGCTTTGATATACATTTCGCGAGGCAGCTCTTTTATCTTCTCACATCCGAATCCGAAATAACCGGACTTTTTGTATGACATGAACGGCTTTAAGCCGAAACGTTCTGGGAGAGCCTGTAGCTGTTCCTCTGTGAGATATTTCTGAAAAAACCACTGTCCCTGTGAGATTACAGCCGTCAAACCCTTGTCATCGAGGAACATAACGCTCATTGCATCGTCTGTGGTGTTTCGTTTTGCATTCATTGTCTTCTCTGCTACCTCACGCATACGACCGCTGAAGAATACCTTACCTCCCATTTCACAGAACAGATTGAGGCAGGCAAGAACGCCATCTTCTCCCTCTTGACATGTTACAGAGTTGATAACTGCATCACAAATAACATACTGGAACTTACCCTTCTTCTTAACATAATCAAGAAACTTATCTATCATATCATGTCCCTTCTGGATAGATATTCCTACACGATTGTGGTTGAAGAATTCAAGCCCTATAGCATTGTAGTAATTATGCTGAATACGCACCTTATCAATACACATTGCTTTTCCGCAACCAAAGTCAAGAATCTTGGTATTCTTAGGTTCCTTCAGCAAGTACTTCACAACCTCACGATAAAGAATAGACCAGTCTATATCCTGATGACGAGGAGGTTGTGCTAAACCTTGTACGAATTCTGGTCGCTCCAGGTTGTCATAGCAGAAAACTCCGTAGTCCTTCTTGAAATAATAGTCGAACACCTTACGCTTGCCAGCTTCAAGAACATAGCAGTGAACTGGTATGTCAAGCTTTTGACAGGCATAAATATAGTTGTTGCCAAATACGACCTCGCCTCCGCAGACAATAGCACATAGAGCGTCACCATATCGTAGAATCAAGCGACACATATCCTTTACAATAGACGGCTGATTGGCAGAATGAACATCAAACTTGTCATTGGCAACACCCGTATAGAATTTACCTTCTTCAAGTGTGTTATCGAGGCAGTGACCCAATTCGTCCGGCTCAAATTCAACTCCATTGTGGATAAGGTTAAATGACATCTCATCTTGCATTTTCACCCCATGAACAAAGAAGCATGGAGCCTCATCAATACCAACCTTATTAGCAGCTTTCGTCCGCTGGTGTCCAGCAACAATCGTCATATTATCCTTATTCACGATGATCGGGAGGATAAAACCCAATGTCTTGAGACTACCCTGCAACTCAACGAAAGCCTCATCGCTTAGCTTACGTGGGTTATAGTCCGCGGGGTGAATGTCCTTAAATTTAACGTACTCCATATTTGTTCAATTATTGATTTTCATTACCAAGATTATTTCTCATCATAAGTTCTTTGATAAACCCAAAGTCTACACCGGCGCCATCGACATACTCCTCGTACAGTGCACGCAAAAGGTCATATTCCTCACGTGTTACAGGAACATTATACTTGCCGAAAGAGAGCATATCGATCTTACGTGGCTTACTGCCCTTTGTAAAAGCTATAGCAGTTGGGTCGTCGTCTGGATTGTAGAAAATAGCCTCGTCAAAACCCATTCCGACCAGTGCTACCTCGTCATAAATATTCTCGAGCATATCGTAATTATACTCGCCATACTCTTTGTTATCTTTTACTATAAGCTCTTTCTTCTGCTCTTCGCTAAGATTTTCCTCAAAATCAATGGGGATAATAGGATTTTCACACCACTTTGTCCAGAATGAGATAATCTCTTCTTTTTCACGCTCTGACATAGCAGCGTATTCCTCATTCTCCTGCAATACTACTTTCCAAGAGAAAGGCTCCTTACCCAATATCTCTTCCTGCAAGATTCTTGTTCGCTGATTGCCACACAAAACAACATATTCCTCGTCTGTTGTTATCAATTTGGCTTCAAACAGCATCTTCGGAAACAACATAACGCTGCACTGTAGCTTCTTTCTCGCATCCGGTGTTATCTTACGCGGATTGATAGGGTTAATATTCAATTGCCCAATGTTAATCTTCTTGATCATCGTCCTCTTGCTTTACTTTTTTAGATTTATTTTTAGCCTTTCTCACTGCTTCTTCAGCTTTCGCAGCCTCTTCTGCTGCTTTAGCTGCCGCTCTTGCCTCTGTTACAGAACCGTCGGGGTCAAGAATATGCATGAGGAAACCATCAAGAGACCCCTCATGTTCGTCTCTAAACTTCTCTGCCTCACGAGACAGCATATCAAATTCATTGTCTGTTATATAGAATTCTACGTAACCACACTTGAATTTCTTCAGCGTATTTTTGTTCTGTTCTAATCCTTGGTCGTTAATCTTATCACCGTAATCGTAAAGATCCCAAGAAACAGTTCCGAAGAAATCACTAATCAAGTCACGGTCAAAGTGCTTTCTAAGTATCTCTGGGTCGTCCTCGCCAGCATGAAGGTTATCCTTGACAAGAAGCTCTTTCTTGTCCTCGTCAGACCAGTCGTCCAGAGTTCTACAGGGAACAAGAGGATTTTCCTGCCATTTAAGCCAATGCTCAATCAATTTGCTTTGCTGCTCCTGGGTCATATCACGAAATATTGTCTGCTGAGCGAGAAAATCCTCAATGGTATCAGCATCCATCGTCATGATGTTTCTAAAACTTGCACAACGTGCATTTCCACTCCAAATAACAAAGTCGGAGTCAACACAAATTGGATGCACTTCATGCATCCAAGGAGATAGGAGTATACTCTGTGTGAGTTTATCCTGCATAAAGTCAGTGATTGTTCGTGGGTTTTGTGGATTTACCACAAGCTCTCTGACATCTAAAAGTTTATCCATATTGAATTATTGAAATTATCTGCGTACAAATATAATCATTTATAATCAAATATTGTATAATTGATTATATAAAACGTATTTTTTAATCATCAAAAAGTTAATAAACAGGCTAATTAATATCAACAAGTAGCGAAATGTTAAGTTAGTCTTTGAAAATTAGATTATTTTGGTTATCTTTGCAACTAAGATTAATACAATTCCTTTTAGTTTCGCCTTTCGCGTTTACGAGAGGTTACTTTTTGGATTGGTTAATTCTTATTTGCATTTAAGGCAGGGTGACTGTGAAGTTACCCTGTCTTTATTTTATAAACTTGTATTAGCGTCGTTTACGCTTGGCAACACACAGGGCTCTATCATTAAAGATTTCCATTTTAATAACCTCCCATCCTTCATTTCCGAGTTCATTTAGCCCAAGTTCTAATTCTGAAGAAGATGATTCTAAATGGATATCACAAGGTGCATACAGTTGGCACACCTTATACTAAAAACACTCCTCAATCATAGTCTGTACATGTCAAGCGTTCACTCCTTTTTGTCGTATTTCAATTTTACAATGCTGAATATCAGTGCACGTAATACACTCTGGAAATGTCATACACTTTCCCCTAAGAAGTTCATTACCACTTCTTTTACTTTCTTTTTGCTCCATATTTCAATTATTAAATTATATTCCAGAAGGTTCTCTTCGCTTACACTTAATCCATTCGCCAGAACGATTATCGATATTTTCTATACCACCTTCCTCATTTGTTATTTTGCTATAAAAACTACTGACAAAATAATCTGAAAGACTTGACGCTGCAAGTCTACATGTATCATCAGTAGAACCTACTTCCTTCAAATGATGAATAGCTATCGCTAAATTTTTAAAATCATTTTCGTTCATAACTATAGTTTCTTTCCTAAAATCTCTTTTTTCATATCTATCTTACCTTGACAATATGAATCATATTGTAATGCTCCTATTGCTAAAGAGAGCAATATTACGCCAACTACAATCCAAGGTCTTTCCACATAAATATACGGCGATTTAAAGCTGATTGTAACATGCCCACCAAAAAAGATAAATAGCAGGAGTACTATTATACTAAATATAATTTTCATAACTTCCATTTTTATTATAAGTTCTTTGTAAAAATGATTTATAGAATGTTAATCCTACTTTTGGTATCCTTAACGTTCTAATACTATTCTCTGCCCCACTTTCGTTTGTATATAAGTCAAGCTATCTACTTCTACATCGTATACATTATAACGATTAGCTACAAATAAAGTAAATTTGGCTGGTACAAGAACAGGGGTATGCCTATGAGGTACAACAATTGGACGTGTCACAATGTGCGGTACTACTGAGGCTTCTACAATTCTTACATCTTGATCATCGTCCATGTGTCGAGGAACATATTCTTTAGCAACAACAAATCCCTTAATCATCGAAGGCTGACAAGATATTAGAACTCCTATTAGAAAAAAGTATATAATTCGCTTCATATCACAAATATTTATTTATAATTCTTCTTTCATTTCTCATCTCCTTTTAGTTCTGCGATTAGCGCGTCGGCAAGCCTTACAGAAAACGTTGCAATATCTTTGTAGCTTGGGTTTGGGTCAACTCCAGCTACAACGGGAGCAGATAAAATTCCGTTCATTGCTTCTTTTGCTATTTCATATCGGCGTTGTTCCCAGTCAATATTTTCTCCCATAAAATCAAGTTCGCTTTTATGGTACGCAGTTTGATTATCTTTGCACCACCAATAAGTCTCATCAATAGCTGGATTAGGGTGAGTACTAAACTTTACATCTACTATCTCCCCCGTTGCTCTTACTCTTGCTTTCATTCCTCACCCCCTTTTCTCAAATTCTGTAGTTTCTTTCCATCCATAGGACAGAATTTACCAACAGGAGCAGCACCATCTTTCAATCCAAAGCCGCAATACTGAACATCAATACGGCTACTGCCTGGGATGGGGTTGTAACCGTGTTCACACTTTATACACCTACGCTTCATTGCTACCTCCTTTCATCAATTCTGGATTATCGTGGATATTGCCAATAATCTCTCCCTCTAACAACTCATCGTCAATAGCACATCTGTAGCCATCGCCCCTTACGAAAATCCATCCGTATGTTGTATAGCAGTCGATAACCATTCGACCAAACACTTTGTGTCTGCATTCTTCCTCCGCTCTGCCAAACACAACTTGACCAATAAATCCACGTGGAGTTTTTAGAATATCCCCCTCGTATATTTCCTTTCCGTCCTTGTCTTTCAGTCCTGTGTACTGACCAAGAGTTTCAGGAAGCACTCCAACCCATTTGTTTTCAGCAACCTCAAAGAAAATATTATTTATCTTTCTTTTAATCGTGCCATTGGATATTGTCATTCCATATACCCATTCGCCACCATTGACACGTTTTCCTCTGAATTTAATTTCTCTGTTCATATTACTTCTTTGTGTTTATTGATTGAACCCTATGTGTTGTATGACTAAATTTACCATTCCTCGTGGTGTACTGATAATAAGCTGTGCCATTTGCATTTGTGAAATAGATATATTGTCTGCCGTCACAAAACCGATATACTTTCACTCCATTACACTCAAACAAGAACTCAACATCATAGTCTTTCAACTTTTGCTCGTACTATTGTTTTCGTATCTGCTCCTTTGTCAGCTTTGGTTTTGGAGGCTCTGGTTTCTTTCTAATCTCGTATCCACAAGAACTGACTACAAATGCTAACACTGATAATAAAATTAGTTTCTTCATATCATTTTTCTTCTTTTAGTTTCTTAAATACTCCGTACCCTTCACTTCCATGCAGCAAGTGGTTGAAATGCTTACAGATAACACTGGTCTGACATACGTCTTCATCGTTCAAATCGCACTTGTCGCAATCGAAATCCTCGCTTGTTTCGATAAATATGTACTGCTTGTTGTTTATCGTTATTCCGTTCATTGATTATTTATTTTATAAATTCAAAATTAGCTTGATGGTGGGTAAAATCTCCATTACCAAATATAGTTGCAGAATAATACTTACCATCTTCAAATATAAATTCCAAATAATTTTCATCTTGGAAATAAACATCTACATTTGGCGGCAACTCATTCTTAATAAAATCGTTTGCGGTTTCTGTATTATTAGTATGAGGATCTTCCGTTTCCCAATAATACGAACCATTTTGAATGTCTGATATTGATATCATACTGTTTTAATCTTCTTTAAATCCTCCTTTTTATTAAACTGACGTGAAATCCATATAGGCTCTGATTTTATAAACCAACCCTCCTGCAACATCTGCACACGTGACATTGGTTCGGTCATTTCAAATGATATATTCTTCCCACAACGAGCGCAGTTACATTCCTTAATCACTACGTATCGGCGTTTATTGTTAAGTAGTGGGGCTGCGTACATTTCCTCTACGTATACGTGTCCGAATAGGTTGCAAATTAATTTCTTAATCATAATTTTCCGATTATTTAAAAATTCTATTTATTATCAACGCTGCTGCAACTCCCCAGCCACTGAATGCTATTGTGTATGCAATCCATCTTGCCATAGAAAACCTCTCCAATGCTTCAGCATAGCTATTTTTGAATTTAATTGCATCACCAAAATGATTCTCAAAGGCTTTCGTGCAGGCATCAACCAATATCCTTTCTATTTTCCTACGCCCTTTCTCTGTGATGATGGCCTTGAATCCGTCATTCTTATACAAGCCGTTCTCACATGAGAAAACATCAGTGTAGTAAATAGTGTCTCCGTTGTATTTATCTTTAAGTCCTACTCTAATATCAACTCGAAAGACACCTCGTTCTTGGTAATATTTCTCTGCTAAATCACGTATTTTCGTATCGTTCAATTCGGCTTTCTTTTGAAGTCGATCATACTCATTCTCGCTTAATTGCACTATTCTATTTCCCATACTAAATTTCTTTTAATCTAAATAAATCAGCCTGTGTTATACCCTCGAACCAATTAGGCATCATCGGGTCATGCTTGTAGAATCTTTCGTATTGCTCCTTAGGTATTTTCCACTGGCTTTCATTATACTGAAAAGCCCAGTCCGTTCCAAATCTCTCTACCATCCTATCACGTGCCTCGCCGTAAGTTTCGGCTTCTTCAACGTGATAACAGTTGTGATGTTGAACGTCCCGAAAAGGGAATGTAAAATAATATCGTTCCATAATTATCTTTTTTTAGGTTTATTCTTTCGCTTTCTATTCCTTTTGTTGGCGTATGGCGTTGACCCACTACGACTCTTTTTAGGCGCACATACAACTCTGTGCAGATACTCGTCCGCAACATTCGGTCGAATGATAAATGGGATATAGTCAGTAAATTGTTCCATAGTCAATATATTCGCTTAATAATTCCCCGTACTTAGTAGAGAATGAAGTTTCATAGTCTTTCATATATGGTTGATACACATCTATTCGACCTAAAACTTGTGTGTGTACATATCGCATCCACTTTGTTTTAAGTGGCGCATAATTTCTGTATGCTTTGCAAGCCTTTTTCACCTTGCGTGGAATAAATTTGCTCATAACTTTATCTCGTTTCGTTCTAATAATTTTCTGTAATACTCATTCTCTTCTTCGAGTTCGGTAATGATACCTTTTAGGCGTTTAATCTCATTATTGTATCTCTTACGCTCAAAACTTTCATAGGTGGTATTATGACAGGTGCAGAGTTCAATATCGTTACTTACAGCTACTGCCATACAGCCAGGGACAAGTACTTTGCCGACACCTTTAATCTTTTCGTAATGGCATTTCATAGCTTACAAAATAACGATGTCTTCGCCATCTCTTGTAACGCAAGATATACTACAATAGTCACCGACATCTCCATACTGATGCCGAATTTCAACGTCTCCATACTTTTCGTACATTTCTTGTAGTCTTTTCTGTAATTCTAATACTGTCATAACCCTAATGCTTGTTTAACCATTCTCCTATAGTGATTGTCGGCAGCTTGTTTTGCAAACGAAATGGATAGGGCGCTTGTGACAAAATGATAGTTACAATACACATTGAATTCCATTCCTGAAAATTCTATTTTGAAAGAAGCGCCAAGCGTATATGCATTAAGAGTTTCTTTGCCAAGATAATGCACTTGCCCCCACTTCAGCTCTGGTATATTCTCCACAATGCTCTCACGTCCAGCGTTGAAAGCTGCTTTGATGTCGTTTTCTTGAAAAAAAGGCATATTAGGGAAGTTGCCATCTTTGAAGTATAGTGCAGAACCCGACACTTTATCGAGGTATTCCTTTGCTAAATCATTTTGTTTCATCCACCATTTCTTTTAATTGACTTTTAAGTCTGTTATATATTTCCAAGCTTCTGTCAAGTTCTTTTTTTATCTCTCCCATAGCCTCATATTCTTCTTTCTGTCCAAGCAAGTGAAGCTGTAACCTTAAATGTTCGATATGAATACCAATAGCATTGAGATTACACCTTGTTATTGCTTCATTCAGCTCTCCGAAAGACTCATACATAGCCAATGACCTAAGTTCCATTCTTTTTAACCACCTGGATAGGGCTAAACAGATCAAAGCCACTGCTGAGCAGTTTATTGCAAGTATTAAACCATTGATAAATATCTTTAGTTCGTCCATAAACTTATATTTTATACGTGTGGGATAAAATTATCTGAACGCAAGAGTATAACCAACTTAAAAACACAATCGAAAAGATTCTTTTCCTTACATTCATAATTATAAGTTTGGCTTCCCCTTGTTATACAAAAATCTACAGAACCACCTTTATACCTTGAGATAAACAATGTTCCTGATGAAGGTATTAATTGTAATAGCGCCCCAAGTGTCCATGCTGGATAATCCACCTGTTCCTTATCTTCTTCGTCACAGACTTCAGGGAAAGGAAATCCAAGTGGCCAATACATATCTGAGGTCTTTCTTTCTATTCCGAGTTTTAGTAATTCTCTCCCTTGCTCCTTTGTCGTACATATTTTCTCCATAATAAATCAAATAATATACTTTAATATAAGTGGCGCTCCGAGACAGCGCCACTTTTAAGTTAAAAAGATTAAAGATCAAATGCTGTGCAAGGACGTACATAGCCACTGTAGCACTTGCCGTAGTCGTTCAAGTAGCCACTACCAAAGCCCAATATCCAACTGTAATGCTGACTATTCTCGCTACATGACCAGTAATAGTCATCTGTCTTAAAAGGATCTCCTCCTGCAAAAATTAAAGCCTCATTGAGTTTCTTTCTCATACGATACATTGCAACCAACATAGCAACTGTGGGAATAAATTCTCCCTCCTTAAGAGGAATTTCAGTACCAGTATCTACGATGTGTTTCATGTGAGATTCTACATCCCAGTCGAAAATAGAATCAATTTCGCCCTTATACAGAGGACTCTCAGCTTCGCATTTTTCGCTATCACTGACAAGAGAATATTGTTTTGGTAAATCTCTCAAAGCAATAGCGAATCTATGTCCCTGAAAAACAACCCCAATCTTTGATATATTTTCCTTCGAATTGCTTCCAGTAAATTCCTCTGCATGTTTGTCCGCATAAACAAGCATAACCTTGTCTGCTTTTCCGTTTCCATCAACTACTTCAGGATTATCATCTGCTTTCTTTTCACACTCTCTGCAAAAGCTCTCTTTGTATTCCATTACGAAATCAAATGCTTCCTTTGCTTTTTCCACGCTTCCCGTACTTGTCAGTAGAGAAAACTTCATTTTCTGATTAAATGTTAATTCCATATTTGCTAAAGTTTAAAATTTAATATTTCCCACAAACTCTGTCATATATCTTTGCACAAAGCTCTATATCATAACTTGCGTCATGAAGTTTTACGTCGTCTACCTTTACTCCAAGTTCTTTTGCTACTGTAGCCTGTTTGAAGTCTACCATAAGATATCTCTTGCTTGCAAGGAATGGGGTCGCAAGAACTAAGCAATCAAATGAATTGGACCAAAAATAAGAACCGAAGAATTTAGAACCATTCCTTTCAAAGAAACTCCTTAAGAATTGATCATCAAAATGCCTATTATTGTATCCCACAAGAAAAAACTTATCTTTCTTGTCGTATTTATTTACATACTTATTCAGCATATCTATAAACTGAGGAAATATCTCTTCCATTGGAGGATAGTTATTGATTTCCTCACGAGATACGTGTCCCACATTCAAAGCCTCGTCATCATACTCAGCCCCATTATGTGGTGCGACTTTAAAGTCAAATGTTTCAACAATAGAGCCATCTACAACAATTCGTCCAGACATTTGATAAACGCCATGTTTATCCTTATCAAGCCCAGTAGTTTCTAAATCATAAAATAATAGTTTCATAATTAAAGTTTTAAGTTTATTGATTACTTTCGTCTATTTCCTTTTCGAAATTCCATAACCCCAGTTTACCTTTTGCAGGAATAGGCTTCTTAAATAGAATCGGTTTACGGACTTTCCAGTTCCAAACATTCTTTTCTGCCCATATAGAGCTATCATTTTTTACACAATCATATATCTCTATCGATCCTATAATCAAGCCGCGTACTAAAGATTTCCCAAAATCAGATTCCTCGACTTTGGCTTCACAAACGGCTTTCGCCTGCTCTTCTGTCAGAAAATCCGCAATAAATCCCGACCTTTGAGCTTTGCTTGCGTGAATCAGAACACGTCCGCGAAAATTTGTTCTACGTGTCCTATTCTCAATATCTTTAATGCCATTTACGAGTAACGCTGCCCATGGCTGTTTTACAGACAATACCTTCATCTTGTAACCTCCTTATTGCTATTTTTTATTCTTTGTAAAGAAACCTACAACAAATAACACCTCGAGTACAACTGCCGTAATTACGCCAGCTATAAAACAGATAACATACAACATAATTATTTTCCCTTGAATATATTAAACTTTGAGCCTACACAGAAACCCAGTTTGAGACAAGCGTAGTCTTCTGGAAGAAACTTTCTGATAGACTCTTTCCAATAGATTTTTGCTTTTGCATCAGCATGAGCCATTACTACCGAACATACTCTATCAACAAAAGAACATACATTAGCTCGCGTATACGTCCCTTTGCTTACCCCCGATTGGAGCCCGATTTTATATATATCGCAACTTCCAATAGTTTTTGCTATCATTTGACATGATAGATTAAAATCAATTACTGGCTCGATGCTTGCAAACGTTCTAATTCCCAATCTGTGACAGTACTCAAGAGCCCCTATTCTCTCTGAATTAGTTGCAGCACCATGCTCCATTGAGTCTATTCCTGTTAGAGTGAATCCTACACAAAGAAAATCCTTTGCTTTATCATTCTTAAAGATAAATTCATTCGTATCTTTCTCATATATCCAACTAACACATTTTGTTAGTACTGTAACAGGAATGTTCCTCGTTATCAGGTAGTCTATACTACGCTTTGTTAATGACCATGTTTCTACAAGGCATGGATCCGTCATGAAAGAGAAGAATATGCCACCATTTCTTATGATGTTTGCTCGATTCAATAGAACCTCCTTTTTAAAAATACTATAAGCATCTTCTTCGCTTTTGAATACCTTTTTTAACTTAGGCTCACCTCCCCATACGGAGGACAGAACTCCATGCTTGCAGTAACAATAATCACAATCATTGGAACAACCGGTGAAGAAATTAGCTGCCCATTGAGAGTATTCACCAGCCTTTCCTGTTGGCTGATATATCGCTTTTCCACTGTATTTTGTTTTATCTTTCTTCATGTTGGTGTTTCTTAATAACCGAAGACAAGCATAGCAGCATCACGCCCATGCTCACTTGTCCTACCTTCGTAATGACACAAAAATTTGAATGATTTATCAGACATCTTGGTTGCATTGTTTTTAGGCGCTACCATCTCAAAATTTACATTTTCATCTTTCAAGAAATCTTCCCATACAGAAGCATCCCTCTTTACAGAACCCGCGCCTTGCTGAACATTTCTCATGTGCCCATCTTTCGCATACTTATCATTGAACCATTTTCTTTGTCTGGCATCTTCCACTCTTATAATGAAATTATATCCCTTTCTCTTCCAAATTTTAATTAACTCCCTAACTCTGAATATTGCTTCATGAATCTTCATTGTCTTTACAAGAATAAAAGATTTATTCTTACAATCCCATTCCGCATAGCCAGTATGAACTCCTGTATCAATTCCTATGGCAAAGTCAAAAGAAGACTTGCGATGTATTTCAGAAAAAATGTCTCTCTTTTTTTCTACCATGACGCCTCCTCCATCTGCTCTTTGGTAAATAGCGGCTCAAAACAACGTGATTCACTTTCATCAAGGCCTTCAAAATGTCCTTTCGAATGAAAGGATTTAAGATATTCATAGAACCGGAAGAAAAGACTATTATCTTCACCCGTCCTATCTTCAAGAACAAGTAGAAGCTGATATACTCTATCCGCTTCATTAGCGAAGTCATTCAAATCTTCTTTGCTCAGTCCAGAAAAGGCTTTCAATGCAGCTATAGCTTTCGTAGCTGTCTTGAAATTCTTTTTGTCTTCGTATCTTAGTTCACAACCTGCCTTTTTAAGCCATTCGTCTGTATCTTGCAACGCGCTTGATAGTATTTCTGAAACTAAAAACAGAAGATTAAGCCTACAGTTTGCATTAAACTCTGCAGATTTGGATAAATCAAGCTTGCCATTTGATGATTTGTTATATTCTTTCATTTTATTTATGATTAAAGAGTACCAATAAAGTTTCTAATTCATTATTTACACAATACTTATCATAGATAATCTCGTTTCCTTTGTAAATTCTAACAGCAGTAAGTACTATTCCAGATTCGCGCATAATTCCGATTTCATCTGAATGAGCGATATTTTCTCTGAATGGATTCAGATCGTCGGCATTTGTCAGTTCACGTTGCTGAACAGTCTTCTTACTATTTTTTGTATCGAAGAATTCCAACTCGACTTTGTAGTTTCTGCTGATTAGAGTTGTGGGATTTGCTACTATTATACTTTTGTTCATAGTGCTGCAAATTGTTGAAAGTCATTTTTTATTGCACACACAGGTATACCTGCCGGATATTGTTTGTGCAACCATACACAATATTTTTGAGCACGGTCTTCTGAAATACCATCTATCAGTGCGATAATGATATTGGTTTCTGAAAATTGATTGTTGTTACTCATATTTTACTTTTTGAAGTTATTTCTTATTTGCATTTGCAAATATACTCATTTATTACCAAAATGATTACATTTGATTATAATATTTTCGATTAAAAGATTTGGACGACTTTCACAAGCGGTCCAAACCAGACAGAAAAGTCTGGGTAACCCCAGAAAGTTATTTTATCGGGATAGGTGTTGTTCGCATAGTGTTTACATTAAGATATATTCCATGCACATCAATCACACCTTTAGTAAACATCTTCCAGAGCATGGCGCATCCAAATTGAGCAAGGGTTGAGTTAATAAACAGATCTTGCTTACTTAGAGCTTCTGCAAGTGAACAACTCGGTCCAGACTCCTTCTCATTAACCTCTTCCAACTTGAACAGATCAGTTACAGATTTAAGTATAGGCACACAGAATTTCTTGTTTGGTTGTCCTATCGAGTGTCCAGCCGTTCCAATTACAACTTGTCCTCTGTCCATAAGATTTCCAAAGTCGAGCCAGTATATGAACCTATCATAGTCGTATCCATGCGTGTTGTTTCTAAGATTTTTATCTATGAAAAGTCGAGCTTCTACTGTGTCTACACATGAGATTACTATATTGGCAGCCTTTGATTTTTCTCCAAACATTTCCGCTTTACTCTGCCAGTTAGTTCCGAAAAACATGTTGATTTTAGTAACTAACACATTGGCTTTATTCAATCCTATTTCTTGCTGCGAAAACAACTGTCTTCCGCAATTGGCTTCTGTTACAATATCTGCATCATAAGCTGTCACATATAATCCAGGATGACCAAGTTTCTGTAGCGCATAGTTCATTCTTCCGAGAGAAGTGAGCACTTGTGAACCTGTTCCGCCGACTCCAATAAGAGCTACGGATATTTTATGCTGAGGATTGAGTAGATAATTATCTATATAATGTAGCTTTTTCATTTCAGCAAATCTTTTAGTGTAACATTTGTTTTAATTAGCTCATTTATAGGGAATGCTTCTCCTGTAGTAATACATCGTTTCGTTACGCTTGCGAGGTTTCCTTTTATTGGATTCCCTCCGAGGATATGAACGAATTCTGATTTCCAAAACATGGTTTCCCAGTATTCTATCCAGTTATCAAATGTACTTTCGCAAGGTTTCTTTATTTTAGCAGTACCAAGGCATACTTTATCATTAACATTGAAGAATGGAGCCTTATAAAGTATTCTTTTAGGCTTAGTTCCTTTAAATGCGTACACGCTTAGTGTTTTTCCATTCGCAACATAAACAAGTCCAGGAATCATTACCTCGCCATTAGGAATATCTAATTTTTTAGAAAAATACATCATTCTCTTTTCTGGCTTTCTATACCAAACGAGCTTTACACTCTCAGCTTTACTACTACTATAAAGCAGATTCTCTGGAATTATACCATGTAAAGACACCATACTATCTTGTTGCTTTATGTATTGATTAACAACCGCCATAATTTTAGACAACGTTTTTACTTTCAGTGGTCCACCTGCTCCAAAAACCCCATTTTCTATACTACGGTGTTCTATATATGCACCACCAGATTCCCTGTTTGAGCTTTCGAAGAAAATTAGCGCATGCGTGGGAATCATTTTGTTACTCAACTTTTCTCTGAGGTTGCTCATATCTATCAAACTTTTCTGTTAATTTATTAAATCCATTAATCCATTTTTCAAACTTTTCACCAAGATCTTTATTTGCTTCAAACTCTTTTAGCTCTGTTGGTGTAGTTTCATCTGTCAGGATTAAGTTAGCCATCCAGCTAACCGCTTCCAGACCACTTTGCACATCAGTATTTATACAGTCTACCAAATCGTCACTGAGTCCATCATGACTACTATAAAGTATCGCAGTTGTCCATGGTATCATAACTTTCCCATCACAGTAGTCATCATTTTCAGTGTCAACATCAGGTGTAAAATCGTACTGGCATACATTCATTTTCTTTATAATAGATACTCCATCTATCATACACTCGACAAGCTCTAATTCTTCGTGAGGACATTTTTCTCGATAATTCTCAAGCTCTTTATTTATATCAAATTCGTTCATTCTTGGCAAGTTTGATATCTCCTGAAAGAGTTTTTGGAATCTTCCTCCTCTTTGGTACATTTTAGCAATATGTAACTTGCCCTCATCAGGTTCATCATCGGAAGAATAAATACCTTCGTCGTACCAGTTTATGATAGCCTCAAGGAAATAATTCTCTACATTATCCTCTACTCCTATACTTATTCCCATGCAACAAGATATATATTTGATAAACTTCTTGTATATTAGACTACCCTCTTCTGAGAGATAATCGGCAGGGGAACAATAGAATATACATATCGTCCAGTCCAGTTCGGACAAAGGGTAATATAGTACAAAATTGAGTGCCGTGGCGTCATAATCTTTACTTAAGCTCATATAAAATCCTGTGGACTCTACTTGCGCATCAAAAGATTCTGCAAGTTTCAATATTCTGTCAGCAGTTGTTTCACAGCCTGTATAGTCAACTTCGTACTCGAAACTATAATATTCTGAGAACTTCTTATAGGTTCTCTTAAGTTTTTCGAAGCTTCCTTTTATATCAATTCCATAACGTGATAGGTACTGCTCGTCGGAAATTCTTATTTCTTCTATCTTCTGTTTCAAAAAAGCAAAGGGGTCGCTGCTTGGGGAGGAAGAAGAGTTGCACATTCTTCTTCCTCCACGTTTACCAACTGCGTCATATTTGTTTCTTCTCTGACTACAGAATAGAGAGCTTGATGGAATCTGGATATTAAGTCCTGCTCTTTGCATTGCTTTTTCATCCTTTGGTTCCTACTGTTGTCTTGAATTCGTACACAGCCTTATCTCCATCAACTTGTGGTCCATGTACATTGCTTGTTGTAAGCTCTGGATATGTTCCTGCATAGAAGTTCATAACTTCGTCTGGTGTCATAGACTTATCAGGATCTGATAATGTTCTGCTGCCATATTTGAATACTCTCTTCAGTCCGGTTAAATTCAATGCCATAATTTATTCCTCCTCGTTTTCGTTATCACTATCTTCCACACTCTCTTCCTGACTTTCGCTGTTAGCGACTTCAATATCCTTGCCATCAGACAAGTCTTCTGCAGCTCCAAACAAGCTATTTGATCCAGATTTACTTTCGATATCTGCAAGCACATTGTCAATATCCTTTTTGTCGGAGCAAGAAAGTGCGGAAGCCTTTTCAAGTACCATCTTTGCATCTTTAAATTTCTTGGCGTTGATATTCTTTTTAGCAAGCGAGAGTAAATCGTTGTACTTTTTCTTCAATTTATCAGTCTCCGCTTTTTTCTTACTTTCCATTTCCGACTTTGAGCGGGCTTGCTCAACCTCATTCTCGTATGCCTTAACATCTGAAATAAGTCCAATTGCTTTATCAACTGGAGTCAAAGCTTCGGCAAAGCCGTTTTCAAAATCATCGGGAGTACCATTCATGACGAGTGGCGTAAGGTTGGATACGGATTTGTCTTTTACGCTACTTGTGTCAGGGAGGATGCTCACTACAAGATTCTCGCCATTCTTCTTGATAGTCAGCAATAACTGCTGACCATCTTTCATGTGTTCTGAAATCGTTTTGAAAAATTCCATAATCTAAAAATTTTATATATTGTTTTACTTTAATAATTCTTGGCAGATTAAATCATATATATTCACCTGCGTTTCTAAAGGACAGTTCCCTAATCCAATGCTTGCGTTAGCCCCTTTCTCAGAGCAACGGTTGTCATGCCACCAAACGATTGGAGAATATTTCTTATCGGCAGGTACGTCCACTTTAATGACAGATCTCCATTCTCTATCAAAGTAGAACTGAGGTGATTTCGTATCATCGAATCTAAAGGTTTTACCCGCTGCAATAGTCCAAAGTTCTGTCATAAGATCTTTACGCATTGCTATGAGCTTGTTCTGAAAGCCTCCATGAGCATTCTCGTACAGAGTTCTCCTTACTTCAAGATATACATTCGTGATACTGGACAATGTGAAAATCTTCGATGTAAGGTTAATAAAAAAAGTGTTTTTAATATTCGGCATGTTCACTTCGACCTTGGTTACATCTATTGATGTTTCCTTATCCTCAATATGACAAACAACTGAGTTTATCAGTTTAACAGACTGAGCTTTGCTCTGCGCTAATAGATTGGACAGCGCATTTATCGCCTGTTCTTTGGTTTCAAACATTTTCTTCATAATTCAAAAAAGTTGGTTTATAAAAAACCATGAAGAGTCACCCCCCACGGCTCTGATTTTGTCTTTACTTGATAGAAAACTCTATCCCGTCTGGCAACTTGGAGTAGTCTATGCTGTTTGCAAAATCTACAAATTGTTCTTGTGTAATCTTCGCATCATAGTCTTTCCAGTTGAAAACGACTTTATTTAAGCTTGGATAATAAATTACATTATCCGTTGGCATACCGCTATCAAGAATATAGAGCATGATGTCGCGCTCGTTTCTTGCTTTAAGTTCTATATCGGAATACCTTTCGAGTATTTCGTTCCGTTTCTTCTCAGTAAGTGAGCGCTTTTCGTCTTCACGCCGTTTGGCAATAGCTTCCGGCATATAATATCCCAGCCGGATTTTCTGCTCTATGTCGCGCTTTTCTTCCTCGGATATTGTGAGGCGGAAACGCTCTTGCTCTGGGGTGTATGGATTTTCCCATTTCATGCCTGTCTTCTCTTCAAGGAATGCGATAAAGTTATCTGCTTCTTGCTTCCAGCGGGTCACGATGCCAAGATGGAAGAGCATGTATTTGAAATATACACGGTCTTTTGGATCTGTGTTCAACTTTTGCAACTCTCCGTCAGAAAGGCGCAAATATCCATTTGCTACTATCTCTGGGGAGTTGAAAACATGGTATGTTCCATTCTCCACAGGATACATAGGCGAACCATCGTGGCTGCACAAATGCAGTGGAATGAATCTCTTGAGTTCGGGGAAATGCTTCGAAATCAAATCGTGCTGGCATCCTCCCGCTACCCAGATCCAACGCCCATTCTTTGCCTTCTCGTAAACATCCGCTGTTATAGAGAAATCGGCATGCATGTTGTTGCAGTCGTCATCAAGCGACACGTTTGCGCAAATCTTATACGCAGTCCCATTTTCGTGATAAATCCTTTTAGGATTCCATCTTAAAACATTACTTTTCATAATACAATTCCTTACTTAGAATGGAAGTTCAAATTCTTCCGGATGATTGATTTTATTTACCGTCTCCCTGGCAACTCGCAATACATTCTGCTTATCTTGTGTTGATAAAGATCCCCATGACATGTTATCAGGTTGACGGGTGAATAGTTCTACATTTCCTTTCAGTAGCACGACAGATAGGATTAACTGATTTTCAATGAAAGTTCCATCAGCATCTAACCAGCCATCAATCTCATTGCAAGCATCTTCTATATCCATTTCTTCGTAATGCTCTTTATTGACATCTTTGTTAATTCCTACGTACACTGCTTTACAAAGTCCCAGAGGCATTCTACTCTTCATACTTAGGAGGAGGTTTTTCATTTCACAATCTATCTGTTTATCGATGCTCATTTCCTTTTCTGTTTTGATTGGTTTATTATTCTTATTTGCTAATGCAAAGATAATCAAATATAATCATATTTGCAATAATTTACAGGTATATTTTTAATCCAATTTGTTAAATAAATATAATCAAATAAGCAAACACGAAGCGTGGAAAAAAGACATAAAAACTAAAGTTTACCCATTCGAAGTAGATATTCTATATTTGGATATTTACCAGGATTTTTCGCAACGAGCTCTTGAGGGCTAACAGATTTTCCCTTTGCATCTTCACTCTTTGTTTTTGCTTGGTTAACCTCCTCGACATGCTTGTACCAGTCGTGAGTTCGCTGCTTCATAAAAACATCAAGCGACATTAGTATTTTCATAGGGTCTACAGAACCAAAGAACTTCTCATACGCTCCATGCCTAAGTCTTCCACAGAACAATGCAAACTCCAACATGTTTAGCTCTCCATAGCAGTTTAAAATTTGAACACCAAGATCATAAAGCTGCTCAATACTAAGCTTTTCCTTGACATTAGTAAATGAATTAACCTTTTCCAATTGTATTTTAATCCACTCTACAGCTACATCATCATCGTTATAAGCATCAGAGATATCAAATAGAGTAGGCACATCTTTTCGTTCTGTAAGTGCAGCCATAGCCTTGCACCTTCCATCAAGTACTCCCTGCAAATCGGGGGTATAAAGATTATACAGCCTTGACGGTGGCATCGTCCTACCGATTTGTGTCGCAAGTGCTGTTTTCTCTCTTCCATTTTTCGTCGTAGGAAGCGACGTTAGAAACGATTTCAGCCCGTCTGCAGTCAGCAGAGTTGTCAGTTCTGTACATTGCTTTGCCATTATTCTTCTTGTTTTTTAGTTCAGAGATTATCTCATTGTAGTGAGAAGCTATCATTGCCACCGAGAAATTATCGTTTATCCACGTCTTGTTTATTGAGAGTAGAAATTTCTCCAGTGCATCAATCACACTATCAGTATCATTTTGCAAAGGAAGAGGTCTATTCTGTCTTGAAAACTTAATAGCATTTAGCAGCTTTGTCATCTGTCCAGCATCTTTAGCTGTCCAATAGTACGTCGTCCCATACAACTCTTGATATATTTTTTCAAACACTTCACGAGCGCGCTTGTTAAGCACAACTTTGCCGTCAGGCAAAAGTTGTGAACCGTCTGTTAAGACAACCTCTTTCTTTTTTATTTTCTTTATAGGGGGTATGGGGGATTTTTTCTTTTTTGTTTCTTTCTCGTTTAAGCTGGAGGGAAGCTGGAGGGAAGCTGGAGAGCGAGCACCTTCTTTATCACTATAATTCTCTGTATCATAATTATTTAGCTCACTTTCTGAGTTGGAGGGAAGCTGGAGGGAAGCTGGAGAAGACTTGCTCTTTTTTCGTGTTCCTTTGGAGGAAAGTTGGAGGGAAATATTATCTATTCTAATGTAATCTATTGATATTGAGTATATTGCTGCTGCTCCAGAGTTGGAGGAAAGCTGGAGGAGTATTTTATGCTCTATTAGAGTCTTTACTGCCATTCTTACACTCCAATCACTTTCGTTCAGTTGTAAGCATATTTCCTTGCGACTTAGACGTATTTTGTTTTCACCACTTTTACTGATCACTGAAGTTAAGAACATGAGAACCTTAGCAGTACAACTTTTGTACAGCCAGTCCTGTAGAAATAGTTTCTCTTCAAACAAAATGACCATAAGCCATTAACCTCTCAAATATCTATTTACTTCTTTTACAAACTCTTCTACGGTATGGCAAACCACATACTTCTGGCCAGCCTCCGTAACATTCTTCTGCCATTGCTTCTGCGCCTGGGATTGTATACCCGTTGGCGTTTTCATTTCAATGCATAAAGCGCCATACCCTTTTCGAGGTATAAGCAGTATTAAATCACTAACGCCCGCGCAGACACCATTTGCATTCGTTCTAAGCGTATCAAATCGCTTTTCGGTACACTCATTAGGTACGTGAAACAAAAGACCTTTAGAAGCGATGCCTGGATATAATTTCCGAAATTCAGAAAGACATTCCATTTGAATTCTTTTTTCAGATACTGGAAGATATTTTAAATCTCCTTTTCTTATCACTCTTTTTCTTCCTGTTAATAGGCGGTGCAAAATTTTATTACTTTCTCTTTCTTCCATTAGAATATCACGTTTGTAAGTTGTTTCCATTGTTCGTTGATCCAGCCGTTTACCATCCATTGTCCAGCGCTGGGACAGTCTATTCTCAGATTTTCGACCTTCCCGAAAGTTTTTATGTTTCCACACAAGTCTATAAACCATGGCTCCTTGCCAGGGAAAGGTCTAATAGCACGTCCAATTACTTGGTAATATAGAGAAAGCGACATTGTTGGTCGAGCCATAATAACAGTGTCCAGCTCTGGGTAATCAAAGCCAGTGGTAAGAACGCCCACATTGGCTACCACTTTTATTTCACCAGCTTTAAAACGACGCAGTATTTCCTCTCTGTCTTTTTTCTTGGTTTCACCTGTTACAAAAGCACTATTAGGAATAGCAGCTGTCAGTGCTTGCGCCTGCATAATATTTTTTGTGAAAACAAGAATACCTCTACGACTCTGTTCCTTTTGTTTGGGATTCAGTACTCTTTTTACTATTGACACAAGATAGGAATACATATCGAAGTTCTGAAACGATTCTTCAACACTTGTCTCATCAAAATCTCTTCCTGTTGAATTCCTTCTTAGACTGTTCTGCTGATACGCTTTAGGTGTAACATCGTAATAATGTATCTGCGCCAGGTATCCCTGTCGAAGTAAATCAGATACCTGACATGCATAAATAACATTATAAAAGATTTTAGGTTTGCAGCGAGTCATAAAACGAAGAATTGCACGATGTTCCTTTTCTATCTCCCCGAATATATCTCTTACAATTTCACCTTTTTCGTTTCTTACTGGTGCATTGATTGCATCAAGACGATAAGGTGTTGCGGTCAATCCTAAAACTTTCCTTTCTCCATCATCTATGAAATCTTTGTACATTCCGCCACGTGGATTGCATTCGTGCGCCTCATCTATAATGATGTTTCTGAAATGTTGAAAATCTTCCATGTGATTGGCTACACTACCAATTGTCGCAAACGTTATCTTAGATATTTCTTTCTTGTTCAGTGAAGCAGAATATATGGAACAGTCATCTACCCCATAACTACGCAGCTTAGCAAAGTTCTGTTCTAAGATTTCCTTGTTAGGCTGAAACACTATTGTCGGCTCTGAAAGTTGTGAAGCTATATCCGCTATCACAAGAGACTTTCCACTACCAGTTGGTAGAACTTCCAGTGCATGATACTTGTTTACAGGCTGTCGAAAAAAACGAACAGCAGCATCACTTGCTTCTTTTTGGTAGAATCGTAGATTATATTTCATCTTAAAACATATTTGAAGTGTCGCATGGCATAATTGTCATGCGACACTAATAGTCATTTTTAATCTTCGTCGGTATCCTCAGCGCAATCTTCTTGCTCTGGCACTTCAATATTGCTTACTTTCCCGTTTTCGACTGATATGAGAGTTCCATCATCTAAAGTATAGTCTCCATCTTCGTTAGAAGTTCTATCATTGAGCTCTGGCATACCTCCATTTCTACTAATAGACAGCTCGACTCTTTCTCCTTCTTCGTCAGTTACATTATATACAGTTACGAATGGGAACTCTTGTTCGAGATCACTCGGCGTAATACCTCTAACAAGCACACATTGGCCTGTTGACTGTGCAAAGAAATAAACATGCTTTCCCTTCATATCAATGACTTTCACACATGGCTCACACACAGGCTTAGTACCTTTCTTAACATTCGTTGTCACAGTATTCATCTGCGTTTGAAGACTCTTGATACGATCGCCATACTGTTTTGTAATAGCAACCTTTTCTTCCGTAGTCTCCATAAGCTCATCATTAAGGCGATAGATTTCGTCTTTCATTTCTGAAAGTTCTTCTTCAGTGAGATTCTTGTCAAAATCCATATCACCAATACTCTTTCCGTTCTCTTCGAAGAAAGCCTCACGCTCTTCTTCTGTCATGTTTACAAGCATGTCAAAAGAATATTCTTCAGCTACACTTTGCGTTGTGGTTTCACTCGGTGACATGTTACTCTCGTTGCTAACTCGCTCTTCATTCTCTGGGAGCATTTCATTTTGTTTTTCCATCTTCCTTACATTTATTGTTGAAATAATCTAATACATACTTTCTTGCAGCCTCGTCTCCTTTCAGGATATTGATAATTCCTATTATCAAGTCTTCTTCTTGCCCTGCCCTTCCAAAGGTTGTAGAAGTTCCATCACAAGCTATGTACAAAAAAGAATTTTTATTCTTAGCATTGATTCTACTTCTGACTATTTGTACGACAGAACCGACAAGTTCTAAATAAGGGATGGTAGATAGCCGTACTTGAGAAGTTCCAAGTACAGGTATTCCGGTCCCCTCTAAAATTGGTATTCTACTCATGTTTAAATTATAATTAACTCTAAGTTTTATTGAAAATCTTTTTATCTGTGATAAGAGGACGATTTGCTTCCAAGAACTCAATAAAGCTCTCTACAATGTAGCGTAGCTTGTCGGTTGCTTCCTTGTGGTCATAATCGTAGTACTCTTGGTAGTACTCATATGAATGAACCTTAGCGGATATTTCATCGGGATATTGTTCAATAGCACCATCTGTGCCTTGTGGCACATCTTTACCATCAAGTAGATAGAATGGCTTAGGATTTATCCATCTATATAATGAATTCCCTTTCTGTATTTTAACAGTACGTGTGCGCCATTTAATGATGCTATATTCAAAGCCGGTAATTTCTTTCACCTGCTTAGAATTTATCAAACAATATGGGTATACAAATCTTTGCCAATGATTCTCGAAGTTCCCGAACTGATACATATTCGTTGTTTTCAAGTCATACACAATATCGCGCTTTAATTCATCTATAAATCCATACAACAAGACTTTACCCAATGCTGTATCAAGCGTACTTTCAACATATAGCTGAGAGCAACTCCCTTCAAAAAATGCTGCAACGCTTTTAGCTCCCTCTTTGTCATACAGAAAGACCTCATCTTCAAATTCTTTTTGTGAGAGTCGAGCTGCAATAACTCCTTGCTCCTTGAAAGTTTTGAATTCAATATCAGTTCTAAACGTATCTCTTTTCTTGTGTAGGCAATCCACAAGCTCATTAAAGACTGTTCCATTATCCGCAGCAAGGCTGTGGTATGGGACTCTGTTGATAGAGTTGAGGAGAGACTGTTTTAGTTTCTCCTCCATTTCCTCCATCGACAGAGTATATTCTCCTGTATACGCATTTTTATTGAAAGGTCCTTCGTATTCAGCCTCAACATTTAGGTATGCTTGAAACTTATCCAAAAGACTCGGGTAAATGCGATACTTAAGCTCTGTTCCGTCCATAGGCTATTTTTCTTTGGCAGCTTCATACTTGCTCTCTCCGCGGTTCCATCTTAGGCCCAATTTAACAGACTTTTCGTACAAAAGTTGTTTTGCATAAAGACGGATATCGAAAACCTCCTCCATTTCTTCAAATGCCTCCTGAGCTTCGTTAGCTGATTCGGCATCATGCACATCTGTGATACGTAATTCCACTTCGTTCTTAAGATCGTCATAATGCAGGAGTCGTTTTGTACGCTCTGCTTGTGACATTGTATAAGTGCTTACAACATCTGTAAGGAACGTATTCCTTATCACTCGTCCCTTAGTATCTTTTGTCATGTTGCCATTGGCATCGAGAATGATAGGTACCTTAAATGCTGGTGGTAAGTTACATGCGTTTTTAGCGTAAAATCTTTCACAGGGTGTAAAAGAAATAACACGTTCTGTTCCAATAAGCTGCAGATAGCCAACCAGATCAAGTTCCTTAATCAGGTCGCCTGCAGAACTTCCACCAATCTCTGGGCGAATCTTTTTGATATCGCCATCTTTCTCCTCACGTTCATGTGCAATGAAAACAAGGTTCTTTCCCATAGCTAAAACCTGCTGAACAAATGAATTGAACATCGACTTACGAATACCGTACTCGTTCAATGTGAGAGAACGAATTGGGTTTTTGTCTCGGCTTTTTGCAATGATATCCTTATCCATAAACGAAAGCATTTTTCCTGCCGTGTCTATGACAATGGTATTGAATGCTGCCATCTCAGGGTCGGCAAGAGCTTGTCCAACTTCGCTCCATTGCTTTACCTCCACTGTAATTACTTCTGCACGGTGAGCCATGTTTACACGACGAATACCGCCATCAAAGTCGAACACAACCACAGGTCCAGGTGCGCTAACACCAAGGGTTGATTTACCAGCACCAGGTTGACCATAAATTAGAACACTAATTGCTTTTTTCTCCTCAAGTTCTGAGGCTTTCTTAAATAAACTCATAAAAATGATTTTAAAGATTAATACAATAATTTTATTTGCTTTTTATAATCAACAACTATCATAATAACAGTATTTTTGATTATATAAATTGTTGATTCTATTATATTTTATCCGCTCATGTCATAAAGATTTTATTAGGTTTCACGTATTTTACTATTTCAGCTGCATCAAAACGCCACATTGTATTACTTGCCCCTGTGCGTTTTGTAGCATGAATTTTCCCTTGCAGCATAAGCCTATCAAGTCTCTTTTCTCCACCAAGAAGTTTCACGGCAAGCCTACGTGAGAACTCTACCCCTCTTAGCCTCATGACAAGACTCTTAAATCGGATATCTGATTCAGTTTGACTTGTTTCCATTTCTTGGTCTTTCAATTTCTTCCCTTATTCTTTCAACTGGAAATATTCTTCTTCGTTCTACTACTGATTGTAACTGAATATGCAGAACCGCCTGGATAAACAAGAGAATGGACAGGATTGCACTAAGTCCTCTCAATCGAACTTCCCTTGCATTCCACACTTTACCAATACGCTTACATACCATCCAAAGAACAAGCTCTTGCATTGATGATATTTGGAGTTTTTGGTAAATATGTTTTTTATGTGTCCTTACAGTCCAAACGGGCTTGTCAACAACTTCTGCTACTTCCTTATCAATCAGACCACGGCAATAGCTTTCTGCTATATGGAATTCCGTGGGGCTGAGTTCAGACCTCATGATATACGTCGAACTTCTACGGTAAAATCTTCAGTGTGTTCCAGCATTTCATAATTCCAGCCAGTACGCATACCTTCTTTCACCATACGCTGACACGACACATACACACTCGAACGTTGCTCAATTGGAAAGCAATGACTTTCACCAACCTGCAACTCTCGCAAGGTTGGCACGATGGGTTCTTTTTTTACTAAATCTTCCATATAAAATCCTTTTGTTTCACCTTTCGCACAAGTTGAATGTATTGCCAGTTATCGGCATTTACAATCATTTTGTTACTTTTTGGTATAAAACTTATTTGCATTCTTGAACTTATTTGCCTATCTTTGTAAGGCGTTATTATTATTATTATTTGCAAATATAATCATTTCTGCGGACATGACAAAGGAAAATATAATCAAATATTATCTTTTTAAGGTTTTTTAATCATACCTGCAAAATCATGA